CTAAATATGGTATTTGTAATGTAATAGCTGAAAGTTTAATTCGTGGGTTTGCTCCTAGTATAAAAACTGCAATAAATAAAACAGAATATTTTATAAAACATGCTTCAAGTGTACATAAAAATAAATATAATTATTCTTTAACTTATTATCAAGGTGATAAAAATAAAATAAAAGTTATTTGTCCTATACACGGAGAATTTGAAGCTATTCCTTCCAATCATTTACAAGGTGCAGGATGTAAAAAATGTGTTCATGACTTTAAAATGCAAAATAATGGAGGTTGGAAATGGGGAGATTGGAAAAAGAAAGCAGATATTAGCAAAAATTTTGATAGTTTTAAAGTATATATAATTGAATGTTGGGATGAAAAAACAACTGAAAAATTTTATAAAATTGGTAGAACTTTTTTAACTGTTGAAAACAGATTTAGAAATATTAAGACTAATAATTTAATAATGCCCTATCAATGGAAAGTTATAAAAATTATTAAAGGAGAGTGTTTTGAAATATGTACTCTTGAAAAACAGTTGCAAAAAGAGAATAAACAAAATAAATATTTACCAAAATTAACTTTTCATGGTAAACATGAATGTTATTCTAAAATAGTAATTAAAAAAATATATGGAAACCAATTATTACGAGAGGAGGGAGATAGCCAACAGCACTCTATCCCTGATAAACCCAGAGCAAGGAGGAAGTCCAAAGTTATTTCAGATGTATCTGGAGGGAACAATACAGAAACTAGCTCCAAGTCCAAGTCTAGAAAACGGAAGTCTGCTACACCTGTATTGTGAGAGTCCTGAAAAGTTTGTAGTATCAGAGGTAGCTAAACCTAATGAGAGTTTGTGTAATGTAGTTACACAATACTTTCAGATTAAGGATTCTCATCTTGTTGAAACTCAGGATGAAGTTCTTATTAAGGCTGCAAGATTAGCATCTTATTATAATAACTATAAAGATGAGACTCTTCTAAATACACTTAAGAAAAGTACTATTTATGAGTATATAGCAGAACTGGAACTTAATCAAGGTAAGCAGTTTATGACTAGAGAGCAGAAAGGAGTTATAGAAGGATGTGTTAATGCTCTTAGATCTCATGCTGCTTGTACTAAGTATCTCTTTCAAGACTGGAATAATTGTGAGATATTTAATGAGTATGAGATATACTTTGAGTACTTAGATATACCTTGTAAAAGTAGACTTGATAGAGTTATTATAAACCATAAGGAGAAGTATTGTGTACTTGTAGATTTAAAGACTACATCTAAGAGAGCACAGTTCTTTCCAGAGAGTTTTGAGTTCTGGAAGTACTACAGACAGATGGCTTTCTATAAACTTGCATTATCTACAGTATTTCCAGATTATTCTTTCTCTTGTTATATGCCGGTAGTTGATACTCAATTCTTTACAAGACATTGTTATAAGATTTCTGATACTCAAATTGATAGAGGAGAGATAGAGTATAACAATCTTTTAAAAAGAATTAAGTGGCATATGGAGAAAAATGAGTGGAATTATACTCTTGAGGAGTATAATAATAGTTATTTAATTAATATTTAAAAAAATATGAAAGAACCAAATAGGGAAAGAAAGAATGACATTAAGTATAATGTAACTCTTAATGAAGAACAAAAGATTGCTAAACAACTTATTATCAACAATCAAATTGTTATAGTAACAGGTAGAGCAGGTAGTGGTAAGTCTCTAATATGTGCACAAGTAGCATTAGACTTCTTAATGAAGAAACAATGCTCTCATATATTTGTTACTAGAGCAGCAGTTGAGGTAGGAAATTCATTAGGATTTCTTCCTGGAGATTTAGAAGAGAAATTCAATCCCTATTTGGAAGCTTTCAGAGAAAACTTAGAGAAGTGTTATGATAAACTAAAGATTAGTGAGTTGGTTAAGGATAAGAAGATTACAGCTTATCCTGTACAATTTATTAGAGGTAAAACTATTGATGATGTACTTGTTGTTGAGGAAGCTCAAAACTTAAATAAACATGAGATGCTTGCTATTCTTACTAGACTTGGTAAGACAGGTAAGATTATCATTAATGGAGACCTTGAGCAACAAGATATCAGAGAAACATTTAATGGTTTATCTTATGCTATTGAGTTATCTAAGAGTATAGAGGGTATAGAGTGGATAAAACTTAAACATAACCACAGAAGTGATTTGGTAGGTAAAATTTTAGCTAATGAGTATGGAGATTAGTCCTAAAGAGAAAGCAAAAGAATTGGTAGAGGATTTTACATTTACTTGTAGAGAATGTAATTCTGAAGAAAACGCCAAGCAATGTGCATTAATAGCTGTTAATAAGCTACTTGAACAATTAAACCACTTGCCTACTGAGGGCTATGGAATGCAATACATAGGCATTATAGAGCATTGGGAAGAAGTCAAACAAGAAATTGAGAAATTATGATTAGCATGAATGGATGGCATAGCAGTAGACTTTTATTTAAAGTTATTGCTAAGCAAAAGAAGGAAGATGTAGAAGTATTTAAGTGTATAGATATGGAGGGTAGGGAGTTCTATATAGAGGACTCTTCTATGTTTACAAATTACTGTACTAACTCTAGTACTTTTAATCAAGAAGTAAAGACAGCTTTAGGTGCTATAATTCATACATTACAGCGTACTAAGAGTGTATTTGAGGTTAATTTTCTAAAGATTGATAAAGAAGAAAGAACTATCAGAGGTTTCTTTGTATCTGCTGATGAGGAGTTTGGATACTCTAAAGTATTTGATTTAGATAGTAAGACTATCAAGAATGTTAATAATAGGAAAATACAATATTTAATTGTTAACAACACTAAATACACTGTAGAATGAGTTACAGAAATTCTAAAGGAAAATTTATTTCTAAAGAGGAATGGTTATCTTTGCAGCCTAAAGAAAATAAGATAATTATGAATAACAGTAGAAGAAGGAAGCATACTCAAACTGCAGAACTTAATGCTCCACAAGAACAGGTAGTTACAGAAGTAGTTGAGGTAGGAGCAGATTTTGATGTTGATACTTACAAAGAAAAAGTAGCAGCTTTTGAGAAGGCTTTAGAAGAGTATTATATACCTACTGCTGAACAAGAAGTAAAAGAAGAAACACCTACTAAAACTCCAGGATTCTTTGCTACTTGGTTTAAGAAGTGGATATTTTAATATGACAGCAGAATTAAAGTTTAATCTAGATGAGCCTGATGATATTCAGGCTCATTTTAGATGCGTTAAAGCTTTAGATATGGCTTTATGTTTATGGGATTTGGACAGATTTATAAGAAATAAAGATGCATACTCTGAGAATCCTGATATTAGTATAGAAGACCTTAGAAGAGAGTTTAATGATCTCTTGGAGAAGCATGATTTAAGTTTTGAAAGTTTAATAAGTTAAGAATGAATATTGGTTTAGAAATATTATCAGATATTGTAGTATTCAATAAATATGCTAAGTATCTGCCTTCTGAGAATAGAAGGGAAACATATCCTGAGATTATACAGAGATATGTAAGTATGATGAAGGAAAAGTATCCTTCTTTAATTAAAGATATTGATGATAATGCAGTATATCTTTATGAGAAGAAAGTACTTCCTTCTATGAGAGCTTTACAGTTTGCTGGTGAAGCTATTAAGAAGAATGAAGCAAGGATTTATAATTGTTGCTATTTACCTATTGATGATTATAGAGCATTCTCTGAGACTATGTTTCTTCTTCTTGGAGGAACTGGAGTAGGTTACTCTGTACAGAAAGCCCATATTGAGAAGCTTCCTGAGATTCATAAACCTACTAAGTTTCAAAAGTATCTTGTTGGAGATAGTATTGAGGGATGGGCTGATGCAGTAAGACATCTTGTAGCTGCTTATATGGGAGAGAGAACTACTATGCCTGTATTTGATTTCTCAGATATTAGAGCTAAGGGAACTCGTCTTATTACTGCTGGTGGTAAAGCTCCTGGTCCTGAGCCACTTAAGGAGTGTTTATTTAAGATTGGACAAATCTTAGATAGAAAGAACAATGGTGATAAACTTACTTCCTTAGAAGTACATGATATTATCTGTCATATTGCAGACTCAGTTCTAGCAGGTGGAATTCGCAGAGCAGCTTTAATAAGTTTGTTCTCTGCTGATGATGAGGATATGCTTACTTGTAAGTTTGGTAGTTGGTGGGAAACTAATCCACAAAGAGGTAGAGCTAATAACTCTGCAGTTCTTATTAGACATAAGATTACTAAGGAGTTCTTCTTAGATCTTTGGAAGAAGATAGAACTATCTGGTAGTGGTGAACCTGGATTTTACTTTAGTAATAATCCTGATTGGGGAACTAATCCTTGTTGTGAGATTGCACTAAGACCTTATCAGTTCTGTAATCTATGTGAGGTTAATGTATCTGATGTATCCTCTGAGGATGATTTTAAAGATAGAGCTATTGTAGCTTCATTCTTTGGAACCTTACAAGCAGGATTTACAGACTTTCATTATCTCAGACCTATCTGGAAGAAGACTACTGAGAAAGATGCACTAATTGGTGTAGGTATGACTGGTATAGCTTCTATGGAAGTTATGAGATATAATATGGAAGAAGTTGCTGCTCTAGTTAAAGATACTAATGAGTATATATCTAAGATTATAGGTATTAATAAAGCAGCTAGAACTACTTGTGTTAAACCATCTGGTACTACATCTTGTGTACTTGGTACAAGCTCTGGTATACATGCTTGGCATAATGATTATTATATTAGAAGGATGCAGATGACTAAGAATGAGGCTCTTTATACTTACTTAAAGATTAATCATCCAGAACTTATTGCAGATCATCTATTACTTCCAAACTCTGCAGTAGTAGAGATTCCTATTAAAGCTCCTGAAGGTGCAGTTACTAGACATGAGAGTGCTCTGGAATTACTTGAGAGAGTAAAAAAGATTTCTAATGAGTGGGTTAGAGCTGGTCATAGATCAGGAGATAATACTCATAATGTATCTGCAACTATTACCATTCAAGAGAATGAGTGGAAATCTGTTGGAGAATGGATGTGGGATAATAAAGAATCTTATAATGGTTTGTCTGTACTACCTTTCTTTGGAGGTACTTATAGCCAAGCTCCTTTTGAGGATATTACTGAAGAGCAGTATGAGGAGATGGTAAAACATCTACACTCTATAGATCTTTCTAAGGTAATAGAGATGGAAGATACTACAGATCTAAAAGGTGAGGTAGCTTGTGGAGCTGATGGTTGCCAAATTGTCTAGTGATGAAATTATGTGGTTAAAGTGGATGTTCTATCCACTTTCTCCACCTTATAAAATAATAACAAAATGAGAATAAGATATGTAGAGAATAAAAATGGAAAGTTATTTTCTTTCCATAGACATGATTTTAAGGAAGATACTGATGATGAAGGTAACTTTATCTTAATAGATGGTGGCTTTCATTATTATACTAGAGTTGTAGGTAACTTAAAGGAGAGTACTATTTATGATTTGATGCCTGAGATAAGAGAAGTCTTTATATGGGGACAGAACTATGATGAGTTTAATAATAAGCTTCCTGAGACTATTTATAAGCCTCTTAAAGATCTTAGTACTCCTCACATTGCAGGTATCCTTAGATACTTTACTGAAAATCTTGCAGAGAATAAAGCTACTGCAAGTAATCAATGGGTAGCTTATCATTTAATATTTATTTATGAATTAGAAAACAGATTAAAAAATGACTGGAATAAATAAGATAAAACATTGGAGAGAAACATTTGGATTACCAAATAGAGATACTCCACAAGTAACTACTGAAAAGGAAGCTATTTTAGCTTATAATCTTATTAAAGAAGAATTATTAGAATTAAACACAGCAATATATCCAGATTCAGATCCACACAGCAATTGGTTTAATTATAAACCTAATCTTGCAAAGATAGCAGATGCTATTGGAGATTTATACTTTGTAGTTACTCAAGCAGCTATGATTCATGGATTAGATCCTGAGATGCTTATTGATAGAGTTTATAAAAGTAATATGAGTAAACTTTGTCTTACTGAAGAAGAAGCTGTAAGGAGTGTTAAAGCTTATACAGATAAAGAAATATCTACTTACTATACTCAGTTACCTGATGGTAAGTTTATTATTAAGAGAACTGTAGATAATAAAGTTCTTAAAGGTATTAACTTCTTTGAACCAGATTGGTCAGATCTTAAATAAATTATGAGAGTTAAAGTAACTAAGTTAAAGGATGATGCTTTTGATGGTAATCATCCTAATGGTATTGATGAAGGCTACTCTATTATAGGAGAGTATGATACTCCTCCAACAGTAGGAGAAAGATTTCTTATTAAAGGTAGAAAGATGTGGGATTATCTACATACATCTATAGTTACAGAACCTTTAAATGAAGAAGGTATATTTAAGACTACTTATAGTACTTATAAAATTGAAAAATTAGATGCAGATATTTGAACAGAGAGATTTAATAGAGTCTTTAGATTATAAACTATTTGAAGTTCTTGAGAGTAAAGGTGAGGACTATGCTACTGAAGATGTATTATCTAACTTTAAACAAGTTAGTAGTGCTGCTAAGGCACTTAATATTGATGTAGGTAATCCTACTAACTATGCACTATTTATGTGTGTACTTAAGATAGCTCGTCTTACTAACTTGATTAATAATAATAAAGTACCTAATAATGAGAGTATAGAAGATAGTTTTGTAGACTTAATTGGGTATAGTAAGTTGGCTTATTGTAATTATAAAGATGATGAGAAATAAAGTAGAGTTACTAGGATATTATGGTTCAGATGAGGTTATAGCCTGCTCAGCTTGGACAAGTACTAGTAGAGAACTTACAGAAGATAAGAAAGCTAGAATACCAGCATTAATTAACTCACTGTGGAGTAATGGTCATGAGACTCCATTTGAGAAGGCTACAGTGCATTTCTTAGTAGATTGTGATATTGCTTCTCACATACATTTATTAAAGCATAGAATAGCTTCTATTAATGCTGAAAGTGCTAGGTATAAAGAGTTGAAGGAAGATAAGTATTATTTACCTGAAGATTGGAAAGATGTTCTTGTAGATGAAAAACATCATAATATGAATTATATTGGTACTCAAGTAGATGCTAATTGGGGAAGTGTTAGTTGGATGGAGTTACTAGATAACTATACTAGAATTGGTAATTCTTTATATCATAAAGCATTAGAAGATCTTACTCCAATTATTGGTAGAAAGAGAGCTAAAGAATCTGCTAGATATTTTAAAACTTATAACTCTCAGATACAAGCTGATGTAATGTTTAATATGCGTAGCTTTGCTAACTTTCTTAAACTTAGGAATAGTGAGCATGCACAAGTAGAAATTAGAGATATAGCACAAGGAATGTTAGAAATAGTAAAGTCTATTGAAGGTAATCCTTTTAAATATACTTTAGAAGCTTGGAATAACTAATCACCCTTATCAGGTTTGGAGATTTGTTTACTTCTATTTACTGTAGAATAAATCAAATCTCTAAGCTTGGTAAATTGATCTGTCATATCCTTCATCAACTTATTCTCTAATATAAGTAATCTGTTATCACTATCTGATTTGGTATAAGAATCTCTTGTCTTACTATCTAGCACATCAATCTTATTCTTAATAGAAGATATCTCTGATGTAAATTGTATCTTAAAGTTATGAAATTCTTCTTGTACTTGTTTAGAGTTTACTTTAATATCCCAGAGGAATTTAATAGCTGTACTAAGTCCTAGTACTATAAGTGGAGTAATTATTTTACCAATTAATACTAATGTTTCTAAACCAGTCATTTGTCTATTATGTGTTTTAATTTATAAGAATTGGGTACTTTTTCTTCTTTATATTGAAGGATTTTATACCTCTTATATACGAATGGATAGCTACCTAAAGTTCTTATATGCATAATATTTACACCATTTTTTAGATGTAAATCTACATAATCATCAGGTTGTATATACACCTCCTCATAAGGAGTACCTGTCTTATCTTTATATACACTAATTTTAATCTCTTTATTACTAGAATCAGAAGTATAATACCATCTACTACTCTCTTGTACTATAGTATCTTTAGAGATATTTAGATTCTTATCAATGTAAACCTTTTGTCCAACAGGGGATAAGAATATACTAGTAACTATTCCAAGAGAAACTAAAGTAGTTGCTAGTATAGCTAGAGGTCCTAAATCATTATCTTGGAATAGTTGCATAGACGTGGAGTTTTTTTTAACTGACTAATTTCTCAAATGCTTCCAACTCATCTGGCCCTTTGATAAAGACTTTCAATTCATCTTCAGAGAATGTAGGTAGAGTATACTCTGTAAGTGCCTCATCAGAAAATACTTCATTAACTGTAACCTTAGCTTCCTCTAGAGCATCCATAGTAAGTTGTAAAGCTTTCTTAATAGAGAGGAACTTTACACTCAAATCATAGTTTAGAAAACTTTCTTGTTTGTTTCTAGCAGAAATTCCCATTACTGCAGTAAACAGGATGTAAGCTTCACCCTTAGTTAAATCAAATATCTTTGTTGTCATGTTGTACATTATTTAAATTATTATACGAGTCTAATAGAGTATTAGCTGTTGCTAACCAATACTTTTTGAGCCCAAAAATATAAGAAATACTTTGAAAACAATTACTACTCTTCATATCTGAGAATCTTTTTGTAAGATATATCCAATAACCTAAATCATACTTATTACCAAGTACCTCATTAAATCTAGTAATTGATGGGTTTGGTAGATCTATAACTAAGTAAACTCTTTGTTTAGTTTCTTGTTCTAAGTACCATTGCTCAAGAGGTTTAGTTACTCTAAATCCACTTACCTCACTCTCACAGATATATAATCTACCATTAAGTTTTCTAACTAATTGAGCATGATTATAATTAGCTCCTGTACAAACTCTTATAAGCCACCAGTATATTACTTGTAGTATATTACCTTTAGTATTCTTAACTAATATAATGCTCCAATCTTTCATACTAATCAAATCTACCTAAATTATCTGCCCAAGCTACCTTAGCTTCTACAATATCAGAGATTACTATAGGTACATTCATTAACATTATAAAGAAATCATACTCAGTCATTACTGCAGTAGGATCTCCTTCTGGTACAATAGTTCCATTTTGATCTACCCAAGTACTTTCATCTGCTCTAAGAATTACTTGTTTTTTAGGAATAAGAGTAATAAGGGTAGTCCCATTTTCTTCATAATAATTTACCACAAAAGCTAGACTAACAGATTTATCTACAAAATCTTGAAACCCTATATATATTTGAGATAATTCTACTTTTCTTTTAAAGCCATATGTAGGCTCATCACTTATATTGTATATCATAATTTTATGTTCCTATTAAACCGTGAGTTCTTAAATCTGTTATTAAAGCTCTAACATTTTGAGCTAAAGCATTAAATTCAGCTTGTGTAGGTGTAGCTAATGCAGCATCAGCAGCTATAGTAGCTCTTGTTAATGTACCTGATGGAGTTCCCCAACCTGTAATTCTAGAACCTAGAATTTTTGTTGCATTATAACTTAAACCTGTACTATTAATTCTAAATCTTTCTGTTGTACCACTGTTTGTATAAAAAGTAATATCTCTTGGAGCAGTAAACCATAATGTAGCAAAACTTGATCCAACTTGCTCATCAACTGTACCTATAGCAGCATCTAAATTAGTAGAAGCAAGGAAAGAATCTCTTAAAACAATTTTAGTACCAACACTTCTTGCAGTTGTAAGAGTAGGTACAGCTCCAGTAGTTGCTCCTGCTACATGTAACCAACCAAGTGTTCTCAATGCTGGAGCAACACCATATGTAGTAGTAAGAGTAAGACCTGTTGTACCTGCTGTACTAAGAACATACTCAAAAGCACCTACAGATGAAGTTTGATTTCTTGGATAAAAAGATATAAAATGTCTTCCTGCTATCCAAAACTCATAAGAATTACTCCAACCTAATGAAAGAGGAGTTTGTCCTACTGCACCTGGAGCTATAACAATTCTTGTTCCTAGTGATGGAGTTGCTCCAGTAGTTGGTCCAGTAAATGTACCAGCTCCTATTTGAGTAAATTGTAAAGGACCTGCACTACCAGTAAATGATTTTGTTCCTACAATATTTTGAGTACCTTCAGTCATTACAAATGAAGCTGCTGCACCAGAATCAGGTATAGTATAAACTCTACCTGTAGCATGTGCTGCAACTACAATAGCAGTATTACCAGCATCTAAAGTATCATCTAATCCTGTAGTACTTGTGTATATAGCAAGTCTTCTTGCTGTGCCGGAAGCAATAGTTCCAGAAGCTGTTGCTGTTCTCCAAGTATTATCCCATGCTAAATATGTGTTAGTTGTAGGAGAATTAGTACCCAACCTATCAAGAGGAACTGTACCAGTATTAAGATTAGAAGCACTTAGACTGAGGGAGGTAGATGAAATATTTCTCCATAAGTTTGTAGGACTTCCCACAAAAGCAAGCACATCTCCATCTACAGGAGCACTAGTAACTAAATCTACTCCATGTAACTCATTTAACTCATACCCATTTTGAATAGCTAATACTATTCTTCCTTGAGTAGGATGAGCTCTTGCTACATATCCAATAAATACTGTATGATTAGGCTCTGCAGGAGGAGTATTAGTTACCATTTCTCCTGCAGTTGTACTTAACCAAAGAGTATCTCCATCTGCAAAAGAGTTAGTATTTAAATCATGCAAAGTTCCATTTACAGCAACATTACCATCAGCATTATTTAAAATATCAGCTACAACCATTCCAATAGTTTTGGAAGAAGTTGCCTCATCACTAGCGTCTGCCAGTACAGCATTAGGTCTATTACCAGTAGCTCCACTTAAGTATACAATTTGACCTTTTGTTAAGGTAGAACCTGTACTGTTTCTAACTATAATTTCTATTCTCTCAGCCTTATCTACAATTCCATCATTATCTACATCATATGTAGATTTAAGCATATCTCCAGAACCTCCTCCAGAAGTTACCTCTGACCATGCACCATCTTTTCTACCATAAGTTTTAGTGTCACTAGGAGCATCAGTAAGATAACCAGCACTTGCATGATTACCCCATCCATAAGCAGTATCCCAATTACCTGAGTTGTTAGTAGTGCTATACCAAGAAGAATCTGTGTAAATAGGATCTGTTTCTGTAAAAGAAATAAGATAACCTTGTGCATCTAAATAACCTTGAGTAATTAAAGTATCAGCATCAAATGTTGCATAGAATGTAGGATAATCTTCTGGAGTTGTATACTTAAGTAAAGAGTCTAAGTATATAGGTCTTAAATCATAAGGAGCATTAGGATTTCTAGCAGCAAGATAGCCTTCTTGCCAATTTAACTCATAACCTACTGAGCAATATAAAGATATACCATAATAACCTGCATGAGCAGCTACATTACCTACACCAATACTTTGATAGTTTATATTACCAAATGATATTCTTCCTGGAACACTTAATATTCCAGTAGTTGAGGAAAAGTTCCATATATAATTATATGGATTACCCTCTCCATCATTACCACTAACTTCAATATTAACTCCAGAGTTATCTAACCAAAACCAATTTTGGTTAACTTGTAAAGGGCTATTATCAAATGCAGTATTAGTATAACTAAATTGTACATACTCATCATCAGTATGTATATCTACAAAATTTTCAGTACTATATATTTGGCTTTCATTAAATCTAATATTACCAGTATTTACAGTACTTCCACCTCCAAGAGTTACTAATTGAAAATTTTCACCATCATAAGCAATAATATAAATTTTATCAGCAATAATATCATCGGCTTCTAATGGAGTATTTGAACCGTCTTTATATATTCTTGCATCTCCAATAGAATTAATATCTATTTCAGTATTACCAGTATTATTAGCATCAAACTTAATTAAATAAGAATCTCCTTGATTATAAGAAGTAACTGTATCTATAGTAGTAGTATAATTATTACCACTTCCACCATTGGTAGCATTTCCATATAAAAGACCACTACCTCCTCCAGCTTCAGCACTAAGGAGTAATTCTATAATCTCATATAAAGTCTTATTAGCTAAGTTAGTACCTTGATCTATACCACCAACTGTATAGTCTGCAATTAAGTTCTCAAAAAATATCTGTTTACTCTTCATACCAGTATGTTATAGTTACAGTATCAGAACTTGTGATAGTATAGCCATTTAATACTGAAGGTGAGTAAGTTACTGTAGTGTAGTTATAATCTACATACCCAATATAATCACTACCATTAATACTAAAGTTAGTGAGATACTTAAGAGTCTTAGTTAATGGAAAGTTAGTCTGTGCATTAGATAAAGTATACTTACTCTGATTGCTATCTGCAACTATATCTCCATCTAAAGTAAATATGTCTGTATACTGTTTCAATGTTTTAAGAGCTTCTTCAGTAGGAGGATTAAGTATATTATTTATAATAAAATAATTAGGCCAATTCCCATCTATAACACTATACGAATTTAGATCAAAGAGAGCTACTATTGGTTTTATATTAATATCACAGTTTCTAAAGTTTACTATAATATCATTAATCTTATACTTAGTATAGTAGTAATCAGAAGTTCTAACTAGTCCAGATCTGCTATCATTATCTCTCTCTAACCATATAGAAGATAGATAATCAAGAAGCAATCTTACATTACCTGCTGAGAAGTAACCTCTTGTATTTATTTTTCCCCAACCTTCATAAGTTAAAGAAGAGTATAATTTTTTTTTTATTATATCCCAAATTAAGAGAGTAGCTTTCTGTCTAATAATATCTAACTTTTTAGGATAGTAACAGATATTAGTATAAGAAGATGCATCTAAAGGTTCGGTATTAAAGTATACTTTATTAGAATTAACAGTTACTACATATGCACCAGGATTTGGTGGATTTGCAGTATTAAAGTACACCTTTACAGAAGAAGGTGTACTAAAATATACTCTAACAGGTTCAAATTCTTTACTAGTAATATATAACTTCTTAGCCCCATCTGTAACAAGATAAGTTCTTATAACGCTAGGTTCTTCAGATACAAGAAAAACCCTTGCTGAATTTGAAGAAGTTAGATATATCTTTGCCATATATTAAAAATGTCCAGCAGCAGCTGAGGCTGTTTTACTATAAGCACTTACTTCTGCATAATATGGAAGAGTTTCATTAACTTCTAATGAGTATACTGTATTTTTACTAAAATTTACAGAATTTGAACCAAAAGGATTAATTTTATAAGCTACCCATAAAGGAATATCTGAAGTAAATCTAAAAGTATCAACACCATCTACAACATAACTATTAATTCTAGTAATAATAGCTGGTACATCTACAGCTGCTGTATAAGTTCCTTTTGTACCTTTAACAGATATTCTTTTTAAACTAACATAAGTATTATTTAAAGAACCATTAACATTGTACTCTGAATTAAGAGTAGGTGTAACATTTAAACCTCCTGATGTTCCTGCTACTGAAGTATTTGGAATGCGTTTAAACTCTGAAGTACTACCAGCTCCTACTTTAACAAGTATAAAAAATTCACCTGAGGTATTAAAATTTACATTATTATTAGTAGAAGTTGAAATGTAACAAGGAGCAACAGTTAAGTTAGTTCCAACATAATTATCCTCAAGAACAACAGTATTACTATCAGTAACTGTAGCAATTTTACCAATAAGTTTAAGAGCTGTTGCATCAGTAGCATCCCATAAAAATTTACCTGCATCAACTTCAGTTGATGTAAATGGAGTACCTGTTGTATCAACAATTTTAGTACCACTAGTAATTGCTGCAGTTTGTGATAAAGTTACTGGTACAGTAATTTCATAACTGGCTAATGTAAAAGGAAGGTTACTAAGATTATCACTTGGATAACCATTAGCTTCATCTTGGCCTACAGCACCTACACCATAAAAAGTTTTAGTAAGAGCAGTTTCTACTGTTTTAGAAGAATCATCTTTAAAGATCCTTATTGAGTCTGTATTAAAAGTTGGCATAATAAATTCTTAATTTTGTTTATAGTTTTATTTTTTTCTTCTTCTGTTTGGAATTTTTTAAATTCTCCTAGATGATAGTAATCTGTATCATCAATAATAAACTTATACGAGTAATTATAGTACTCACATATTTGTAATATAAAAGCTTGCTCAGCATACACCATGTGCTGCCATCCAGCATCATTAATAACATCTTTATTGTTTTGCATAAATAGTATAGCATTTTTACAATAAATATCTTTAAGATTTTGATTATGAAAGCATAAAGCACTCATATTAAATCCTTTAAATGAAGGGGAAGCGAATACTGGAAACTTATAATCTGGAGGAATACAGATACTAAAATTAGAAATAGGAGGCTCATCAAAGTAAGCTACTTGAAAAGCACAATCTTTAAAAGATGGAGGCTCTTTAAATACAGCATCTACATCTAAATGCCATTCTCCTACAGGACACTTATCATATACCTTAATCTTATGGTATGCCCAGAAAGTTTTAAAATCAATAGTTGGATCTTCTTCTAAGGGTATAAAGTTATCAGGAACAATCTCTAACTTATTGCAGAGTTTTTTAAAATTCTCATTACAATGAATATTAACTATAAACCCATATTCCTTATTCTTAACAAAAGAATACTTAAATATAAGTTCTTCTAGTTCTGAAAATTCTTTACCATCTGCTAAATAGTAGGTATAGTTAACAACCACATCCACATCCACATCCTTTTGTACTTGTTGAGCACTCATCACATAATTTTATTAGCTCCAAATATAACTCTTGAGCATCATAAATTCTAGCTAATTCTCCAGAAATATCAGTGCTTTTATACTGCATATCATATACCCAATCTTTATCTAGTAACTTTTTCCAAGTTTCATAAGTAGGTAGGAGTCTAAGTGCTTTTTGGTAAAGTACCTTATCTAGTTTACACTCATCACATAAGCTATCATCTAAGAGTACTCTTTTATGTAAATCTAACATACAAGCCTCAATAGCACAGTAGTTAAATATGTATTGTGTAATAGTATCGGCAACTACTCTATAAATACCGTCTTCTGTAAGATTAACCTCAACATAAGAGAATGCAGGAATTATTTCTGTTTTAAGAAGAGTTGTAGGGTCTACACCTTTATAAAGACTATAAGAAAGATTAGTATTCTTGTAATTATAAATTCTGTAATTACCACAAGCAAGTCTTCTTATTTTCCAAGTACCACATATAGGAAATACAGTACTTTTTTGTACAGGTGTACTACAATTTTGAACTGTAACTACAAATTTAACCATTGTAAGTTTATTTGGAATCCATGTATACATATAATCAGTTCCATCTACTGCTCCATCCTCTGAAACATTAGAAATTTCATCATCTATAAAAACATAAGAAGCTGTATCCATATTAAACTCATACCTCTCATATTTAATTTGTTGAGGTAAGGGTGAAGCAGGACAAAGACTATTTTCATTTTGATTCCATGCAGAAGGGTAAAAATTATGACTTTGATTTAATTCTAAACAAGTTATTGTAGGAAGAGTAAATGTGGGTTTGTATTCTTTAACCTCAAATGATGTTAAATTTATACTATCATAATCCTCCTCACTTTCAGAATTAGCTAAACCATCTACAGTATATTCTACACTACCTTCAAGAGTAATCTCATTAAAAGTGTAAGAATATGTAACACCTTCTACACCTGTATAAGTATGATATAAAACTTCATTCTTATAAATATTAACAAATACTGGTGAACCTGGCCATTCCTCACTTGTTACTACAAAGTCAATAGTATAACTAGCCGGTTGTTGAGATGCTGATATAGTTGCCATTAAATTACTTCTTGTTTATCTTCTTTATCTATTGTAATTATCTGTTTATCAGCAGTTAAACGACGTACTCCTAGTAAGGATGCAGATGCACCTACTAGTAGTCCTCCATAAGTAAATACTTCTGAGTAGAAATTCATACCAAAGAAAGCGCTTACAACTGCTGTAATCATCATTAGACCTCCAGTAATTCCCCAAAGCAAAGCCATAAGTAATCCTAAGGAACTCTTTCCTTGAGAATTATTTAACATTTGTTTAAGAGATACTTTATCTAGATCTAACATATTTGTTTATACGTTAACTAAGCTTTAAGTGTATTAGTATTCCTAATACCATTACTAAGAATAATCCACTTACAAACCAGAACTCTGAATGTTCCCAGAACATATCATCCTTACAAATAATTGGTGGACAGGCAACTGCATATTTGGCTTTCAGAACTGTGTCCCTTGGAATTATGTTGACGTGGATACCAAGACTATCTTGAGTAATAACTGCTTTAAATAAGCTATCCCTAACAACAATGCTGTCCTTAATACACTTGTACCTGTCCAGTTTCTTAATAATCTCTTTAGCAAGAATAGAGTCTTTACATTTCTCTATAATCTTTTTATAGATAATTCTTTGAGTAATAGAGTCTTTATACTGTACTACAGTATCTACTACTCTAATAGGTACTTGTATAACTACTTCACCTTTAATAGTATCTTTCTTAAATTTAGGAAACTCAGCATAAATTTTATTAAGTTTTCTTTGATATCTATCCACATCATGTATAGCATTTTGCTCATCACTTCTTAACATCCTACAAGAAGTAAGATAGATAAAAAGGAGTACCCGTGTTATTTTTTTTATCTGACTCATTAATCTAATGATTTAGGATGTACAAACTTGGCAAACTTTTTATGTCTTTTCTTAATCATTACCTCTCCTCCATTAGATTGTGAGGTAGTACCGGTATTACCTTCTATACTCTCAAAGTAATCATTATCTAACCACTTGACAAATATACCTACATGATCTACTCTACCATCTAGATTCCAATCAAAGAATACTAAATCTCCAATAGCAGGAACAAAAGTAGTTCTTCTAGTTTCTCTAAAGTGAGCTAATGCATATTGTGTACCAGCAAACCCTTTAGTAAATCCAATATTACCTAAGGGGAAACCTGCTTTATCATAACACCAACTTACAAATATTCCACACCAAGCTACACCATCCATACCAAACCATTCTCCATACTTAGTTTTATTAGAACCTTTAGGAGATTCTTGATATCCTACTTCTTGTTCTGCAATCTCTACTACTTTTGTACCATTCATAATATTTATATTTTATCTTTGCGATGCTTTATCAAATTTATCATACATTTCTTCTGGAAAAAATGTCTCAAGAACATTATCAAGAGGATTTAATTTGGATAAAGTTCCAAATATTTTAAGTTCTCCTTTTTGCCTTGTAGCAGTATTTCTAAGATATTCTTTAGCAAGCCACCAATTTCCATTCTTATCTGGAGAAATATCTCCTAGTGCAGAAAAAAGACTAAATACATCACTAATAACAGGTACTGCAGCAAATGGATTATTAATAATTCTAAGTTGATCTTTAGTTCCAAATATAGGAATGTATGTACCTAAATCTCCTTTTAATCTGGCAAATTGATATGCAATATGCCATCTGATATTAGATACTATATCATCTTCATCTTCCTCATCATCACCTGGTTTAAATAAAGAAGACATTACCATAAATCCAAAAAATCCTACTAAATCTACCATAGTTCTTTTAACACCTTCTTGTTGTACAGGATTTAGTGTTTTAAAAGAAGCAATCATATTTGGTAAACTTTCAAAATTTTTAAAAGAGTTGTGAATATACTCTCCAAACTCTCTGTAATATCCTCTTTCTACTGTACCTGCTTCATAATCAATTCTATATTCACCAGAAAATATTCCAGAATACCTACTTCTAAAAGTAGGAATAATATATTTTCTAAATTGTAAGAACAATCTAAAGAGTGCATTATCTTGGGCATACAATCTATCAAAATCATTATACACACCATGATTATGTTTATTAATTGCATGAAGAGTATCAACAAAATATTCTGGAAGATTATCCATATCAAAGTTACCATCTTCCGGTATTTGTATATTTTTAGCTTTAAGAAGAGCAAGCATAGCAGTACCTTGAATTTGTACTTCTCCTAAATCTTGTCCTAAAAATAAAACTTCAGTAGATGCATACTTTTCCTTAAATGAGAGAAACTCATCTCCAAAACTTTTCATAAATCTACCTTGAACAGCATCAAGACTTCTAATCATGTTAGCAAGTTTTTTAGGATTTCTTGCTTGTAACTTCATAAACTCTTTATTAGCCCACTTTAAATCATCAAAAGTATAATGTCTTGCACCAATAGCCTCAGACATATTTTCAAAATTACCTCTTAAAAAGTTAGATGCCCAGTTAAGAGGTTTGAGTGCAAGTCTTGTTAAAGCAGTAAATTTACTAAGAGCATCAATAGTTTTACCTGCCATACCATGAGTAGTATTTTTCTCACCATAATATGTTTGCTTAATAATTTTCTTAATGGCTTCTTTTCTATTATTAATATCAGAAATCATTCTTCTTTTTTGAGTCTCATCAAGAGGATTATTATTTGCAAGTACTTGAGTTATAGCATCTACAGAACCATATTGTTCATTCATAGTAGCATAGTTATTAGCTTCTGTAATAAACATTAAAGTACTTCTAAGAATATTATCATCACTCTTAGATATATCCATAATCTTAGTAAAACCAATAGGAATTTCTTTATAAGCTCTACCATCCATTCTTACAAGATATTGTTTATTGTTATCCTCAAAGAAGTTTTGTGCAGACTTTTGAATACTATCTAAAAAGTTTTTTTCATACATAGATGGTACTACATTATTTAATCTATAAGACATAGGAATCTTATAGTTTGCTTTATCATACTCACCTTTAATAAATTTGTACAAATTAAATACATCGTTATCTCCTTTCTCAAGAGCTTCATATTCTTTAGTAAGATATAACTCCATGTTAGGAATCCATCTATTACCACTATAATTATAATACTCAGTCTCTCCAGTTTCCTCATTAACTACACTAACTGTAGAAGAGTTAGTTTTATCCAATTCTACTCTTTTATAATAACTATCAAGAAATTTCCAAAACTTTGGTTCATCAAATTCCTTATATCTCTCCATTTCAATTTTAAACTTGTCACCTGTAATTTGAATACCTTTAGTTTCTCTAAACATTTGAAGCCTTCTATTCAATCCTCTTATTAATGCAGAAAGCTTTTGGGACTCTGCTATATTATTCTCTAATTTAGCTACAGCAAGTTGATCATAAAGAAGTTGCCTTTCTTGATAAATAAGATTAGTAGTACTATACCAATCATCAACATTATGTTTATCTATAAACTTTCTAACTTTAATAGTTTTTTCTTCTCCATCTTCTATAACCTGCATATCTACCTCAGTATAAAAAGATTTCATAGCTTGATCAATATCCATTTTACTCTTAACTCTATCAATAAGAGGAGTGATATTTCTTAAAAGTTTCTCATCCAAAGCCCTTGATGCTTCTCTAGCTGCTTTTAAAGTTTTAGTAAAAAGAGCAACAATAATATCATTAGCATTGGTAGGAGCTACAAAGTATGTATTTAGAGCATCAATATCTCTTGTAGGATTTCTAAGTTCTTGAATAAGTCTTTCTAAAGTCCAAGGCTCTTTTTCAAGTCTTAAAAGGTCTTTATTTATACTAGGATTAAATTGTTTCCAAAGTACTTCTGCTAATTTAGGAATAGCAATCTCAAAATACTCATCTTGAACATTTGTAAGAGTAGCTACTAGTGAGTTTGATGCTGCTTTAAGTTCTGTTGAACCTTCAAAGTTTTGAATAGAAGTATTAATTGAGCGTAAACCTGTAAAAGAATCAATGTAATTTTTAGCATATGAGATTGTATACAACAATCTCTCAGGTGTCATTTGTTTAGCAGGATCAGAGATGTTCTTAATTGTAGCTTTAACTCTATCAAAGTTTTCCTTCATTGTTACAAATAAACCATGCAAATCTTCAAGATCTCCACCATATCTATTTAAGTTATCAAGTGCATCTCTTAAACTATCTACCCTTCTTTTCTGTTCAGCAGTCTTAATGTTTTTAGTTACAAGTAATTGATTGTTAAGAGTTCTTCTTAACTCTTGCAACTTCATCTCAAAGTCTATAATCTCATTAGATTTATAAATCTCTGAGTACTTAATAATATTTTCTCCTACTGTAAAAGTTTCACTATCAAAGTTAGATACTACACCTTCAATAGGTCCATATACAGTATTTATTTTTACAAACTTTCCAACTGAGAGATTATCAAAAAATATTCTTCTGTCTTTAAAAGTAAGAGTTTTATCTATACTATTATCAACAACATCAGAGTAATTAATAGTATTAGTACCATTAGCAGAAGTACCTGTAAAATTATTTCTATCTATCTTTTCTACTACAAAGTCTTCCTCAATCTTCTCAGTTTGAGCACTCTCATCCCAATAGTTGAAAGTTAACTTATTACCTACCTTTAAGCTTTCTCTAAAATCAATTTGTTTTAAAGGGGATAAAGTTGTTATACTTATAGGTTTAAAAGAAGGAATGTTTTCTTCAAAATTTAAATAACTTGCAATTTCTTCATCAGTAATACTTTCAATATCACCATCTTTTAAGAAAAAGATATTGTAGGCAATACTTTCACTGCCTACTTTTTTTACAAAATTATTCCAAAGTTTACTTTTCTTAGGTGGACAAATCATAGTAGATCTTTTACATTATGCTCAAGAGTAATCATAACTTCCTTAGAGTCACCAAAAGTTTCCATTTGATCTACAAAAGTTTGAGCCTTATCAAGTTCTTCTACTTGCTCAGCACAATACTTCATACCAAGAGTCATAGTTGGAAAATCATCTAAGGCAGCAGCAGTCTTAGTTAACTCATTACATTGTCTAGTAATTTCTTGTTCATGCTCAAGAGTCAGCTCTAGTATATCTTTAAGAGAGTTAAACTCATAATCAGGAGCAGGTAACTTAGTTAACTCTGGTTGTTCACCAAAAGCAAGAAGGTGATCTTTAGCAAACTTAGCATGCCCAAGTTCTTCATGGGCATACTTGTAATATAATGCTGCAAAGTTCTTAAATCCTTTATTATCTAACCATAAAGCAAATTGTTCATAAACTCTAGCTGATGCTTCTTCTTGTTGAATTCTATAATTTAAGAGCTCTATAATTTTTTTATTTAATTTCATAATTTTACGAGTTACATATTCTTTGTACTAGGGAATTTTTCTCATCTGGTGGAAGATTCATTAAGTCTTCTACGGATAATATATTAAAGTTAGCAAGTATAGGTTTATAAGTTTCAAAGTTATTAGAAATTTTTGTAATTGCAGCATTTGTTGCAGGAATTGGTTTCATACTTGGTGGAACTTTTCTATCTTTACTATCTGCAACATTTGTATCCCAAGTAGCTGGATTATCAGGTTGCATAAGTCCTAAATCTAATGTTCTAGATTTATTATTATCTGTTTCTACTGGATTAGTTGTAACAGGATTTGCAGATGTAGGAACAATAACAGGTTTTACTTCTGGAAATTTCCCACTTACACTTGCAATAGGTTCTGTATAAGATTCAATCTTCTCAAGAGCATTAACACTTGCTCTAGCTTCAATCTCAATTTTATCAAGAGTCATTAAGTCTCTACCATTTTTCCAGTAAACTTTATCATCATTATTTACAATATGATCATGCTCATGTAAAATAAGAAACTCATATATTTTCTTTGGTGAATTTAATAGAGATTGAATTCTACTTAAAGGCCAACCATCAGCTTCCATATATTTAAGAACTTCTTTTTTCTGTAAAGAAGTATTTGAGTTATCATTACCAGTTAAGTAATTATAAAAAATCTCTGGTGTAACTCCTTTTGCTACAACAATATATTTTTTATTTGGATCTGTTTTATCAGATAATGATCTTGCAAGCATATTTCCATTTTTCAGCAAGTCTCTCTCAACCCAATACTCAGGTAATCTTTTATCTGATGGTACTTTTAATTCCATCTCAGCTATTTGAGAAGCAGTAGTAGTAACAGGATTAGGATCTTGTCCATTTTGATCATAATCTCCATCAAATCTTGGAGGAATATATCCTTGATTCTCATTGTATTGATCTTCTCTACTAGAACTTGGAATAGTAGAATTTAATTCTAAAGCAGCGTTAAAAAGATTAATATTAGCATTAAATGGTAATTGATAAAATCTTGTATTAAATTCTACTTTTCTATTAGGTTTCTCATGTACTGCATACTCAATTTGAGTAAAAGGAGCTTCAGCAGGATTAGGGTTTCTAATAGTATAAATCTTATTTACTGAGTATGTATCTGTTAAAACAGTACCATCTGGAAGTTCTTGATAAGTTTTCATTACAAATGGAAATCTTGGAGATCCTGCTAAATTAACAGTAAAGACACCTCCATTTTTATCTGTAGCACTTTTTACCCAAGTTACTTCTCCAGGAACTTTTTGGTTATTTACAATACCATAAAATTTATTTTTCTTATTTAAAGATTTATTAGTTTCAACATGCATTGAATTTCTAGAATCAATAAAGAAATGTTTCACAAAATCTTTCTTTAATTCATTTATAAATCCATTTACTGAGAGAGATTTCTCATTCTCAGTTTGACCTCTAAGTAAATCATAAAGAGATTGTTTAAATTCTCCATAATTTTGAGATGTATTGAATAGTTTCTCAAGTCCTTGAACTTCAGGAACACCTTTATAAATTCTATTTAAAAGACTAAAGTATTCTGGTGATATGTGTCCAATTACAGAATTAGATACATACTTAAAGTTATCATGTGCAGCAATGTGATAGAGTAACTCAAGACCTAATTGTTGTATATCTTTATTAGAGTCTTTTAAGAAATCATCAAAACTATTAATAAGAAGTTGTTTAAGTTCTCCATCAATATTACTAAATGATTCTGCTCCTACTCTTGGAAAAGGATACCTTGAACTAGGATTAACAATTTGTAATTGAGAACCTAAAGGAGACTTGGAAAGTAAAGGTTTTGCTTTCTCAAAAGCAGCTATAACTCTTTCACCTGTAATTACTCTAGGATCTTTAATTGGAAAAGTTTTTGGATTAATAGTAGCATTACCTTCATAATATCCTAGTGTTTTCATTGCAAGATATCTTACAAATTCTTTTCTCATATTAGATTGAAACTCTTGATCAGAAGATGTAAACCCATCTTTTTTAGTTCCATCAATAACATCTGAGAGAAATATACTAGCATTCTCATTATAAGAAAGAAGTCTTTTTTGTCCTTCTGGTTTCATTGAGAGAATGTTATCATAAATATTAGAAATAATTTCATTCTCTTGAATACCACTAATTGAGAAACTTTCACTTCTTTGAATTTTAGTAACAGATCCTAAAATTTTATCCATCTCATACAAGTATCTACCTACTTCTTTATTGTAATTAATTACTGTATTTACTGTAAAACAATCTGATGTAATAGCAATAACTTCTTTATACATTCTACCCAAATTAACTTGAATGGTTACAATTTCTTGTTCATCCTCAGTTAGTTCTTCATATTTTTTATTTAAAGAAAGTAAAGAATATACTTTATCATAATCTAAAGATAAACTTTTTAGTAACTCATCATCAGTAATAGTTTTAACAGGAACAACATCAGTATACTTATTTAAAAGATTATCTATTTGTTTTTCTTTACTTTGATAAGTATCATTTAAAATACTATCACTAATAGTAAGATTATCTGAGATAAGCTTAATCATAGGATTAAGAAAAAATGCTCCTATTCTGTTTCTACCAAAACCAAGTCCTGCAAGAACAGATGCTTCAGAGATGTTTTTATCAGTAAGATTAAATTTAACAAGAGTTTGATCTTTAGCATTATCTACAGTAATAGATACATTGTTAGATAGAGTATCTGATTTAGGTCTTATAACTTCATCAGTAAATTTAAATTCTCCATTCTCAAAAATAATTTTTCTATCGACTTCATTAATCTCATTTATATTAAATTCATGATTAAAGAACTCATAGATTCTTGTATTATCTTTTCTTAAGACAGCTGCATTCTTAATTAAGAATGCAAATACTTTATTAATATTAGCTGCTCCACCAATTGCTTTACCACCTGAGAATACTTTAGCAAACTCATTAAAGAATGTACTATAGTTTGCATATGTTGAGTATTCATCTTGTTCTTTAAAGTTTGGATGTTTAGAAAAAATATTTTTATGTAATCCTTTAAAATGATCTTCTGCAGGATAATTAATCATGAACCTACCTTCTTCAGAAGTAAGTACTTGCATTCTATTATCAAGTAAATCATTAAATACTTTATTTGGGTTAATATTATTAGTAATACCAAGAAATTTCTTAATCTCAGAAAGAGATTCTCTATCAATAGAAGCTTCTCTTTCTTCAAGTTTAAAGATATTATCCTTAGCAATTCTAAGTTGTCCACCAATATTTTTACCAGAAGCTCTTTCCTCCTTAAGCTCTCCTATTTTTCTATAAGCTTTATTAATTTCTTTTCTAATAGCTCTTTTCTCTTCTTCTTTATAAACTTTGAGAAGTTCTTTAACAAGAGGATTCTTAAGTGCAGAATTATCAATAGCTTCAATACTATCATCTTCTAGTTGTAAGTTGCCCTCAGAATCTTTATAAACAGAATATCTATGTACAAACAAACTATCCACGTCATAATCAGCTCCAGATAACTTTGTTACTTCTGCAGGAAGTACAATAGTACTTCCAAATTCTCTAGGCATAAAGTCTACAATTTTACAAGGAAGCATAGAGTGGTGAGCTTGTGTAGGAATCCTGTAACCCATAAAGGTAGATATCTTCTCAAATATTTGACCTTCTCTAGATTCAGAATCAGCTTTTTTCATTCTTATCCAGTCTTCAATAGTAATTCCAAGTTGATCAAGATATTGCTCACTTACAACAATCTCTGCATAAGTAGAAGTTTTATTAGGTGCAGAAAGATCACTAACTACAAGTTCTGATTTTTCTTTTTCAGTAAGATCATTATATTCATAAGTTGTAAGAACATTACCATCTTTATCAGTAATTTTTCTATAAAACTCTGAAGAAGAAAGAGTAAACTTATCTCCAGGAACTTTATGTTTAGCAATGTTATTATTAAAGTATGCCATTAAAAGTTCCTCAAATTTCTCCTCAATCATAGGTAATGAAGATGAGAATCTAAATCCTCCTTCACCATCTCCCTCAAAAAACTCAAGAATTCTATCTGTAGAACCAGAAGTACTTAAAGATGAAGTAATATAATTAACAAATGCTGAATACTTCTTATCTCCAACTTTAAAGTTATCCATACCATTTAAGTATACATTCTTTTGATAGTCTTTAATTTTAGAAATAAGTATATCATTTTCTTCTCTAACTTTTTTTACTGTTCTACCATCTGGTAATTTTGTATCTAATGGTAAGTTACTATCAATCAATTGAATACTCTGAGAACCATCAACTACTTTTTCTTTACTAGATTTATTTTCTTGTTGTAGACGATAATCCATATAACTCATACTATTTCCAATTAAAGATAGAGTTCCAGGATTATCTCCTTGATTATAATCAGCTACATTCCTAACACCTTTCTTAACTGCAGATTCTGCAAAAGCTGCTGAGATACCTTTTTGTTGCATCTCATTAATAAGATTCCACTCAAACTCTCTACCATGTATTGGAAGATACCATTTACCATTATTAGTATCTTGCTGAGCAGTATATTTAACTTTATTAATAACCCTTGTAGCTCCTTGAGAAACAACATCAGAAGAAAAATATCTTGTTAATACTTTAACAGAAGTCTTAATGTAGTAATCTTTACCATAACCTACAGTCTTATCAACATTCAAAGGAGCATTCTTATTCTCAAGATCTCTGATGAGTTCTCTATCATCATCAATAAATGCTTGAATAGTAATATAATCTTGATAAAGTTGATCATAAATATCATTGTTAAGAGATGAAGTTTTACTAACTCTACCATGTCTCTCAAGTCTATTTAAACGCTCCTCAGCTAACTCAAATCCTTGAGCATCAAGTGTTTCAGCATCATCATCTACTTTTACAGAAGAAGTAAATGTTTTCTTTCTATCAGGAATAATAGAAAACTTAAATTCATTATTTTTTCCAGGACTATAATAATTAGGTCCTGATGCCATCAATCCAGCTCCTCTTTTAGTAATATCTGTAAAGTTTTTAAATTGACCAAGATCTGGAGAAATCTCAGAAAGCAAAATCATTCTATTAACATATTGATTTAAGAGAAACTCATCTAAAAATGTTTTAGTATTCTTAACTCCAATTCTTTTAATATCTCCCTCAGATAAACCATAAGTACTCATTAATTTTTTAGTAAGTCTTAAATCATTCTCAAGCATTTTACCTAAGTACTCTTCAGCCATATTTAAAGTATAGTCACCTTTTATCTCATTGGCATTAGGTAAATTGTAATATCTAAAACCTCTTGGAACATTTTTATCTGCTCTTGTTACTTTTCCAGATAATACTTCTTCATAAGCTTTTTTAGCTTTTTGAACACTAGTTCTAATATTTTCTCCATTAACAGAAACATAATGATAATCCTTAATTAAGTTCTTAAGAGCACTTTCATCTTTAGAAAGAGCATCAAGAATATCTTGATAGTTTTTTTGAATGAGAGCATCTTGTCTTACTTTTTCCTCAATCATAATAGAAGGAACTTCTTCAATACTAAACTTCTTACCTCTTACAAGTGGAATAGTACTCTTATCTGAGGGTTGTTGAAGTACAAACATAGGACCTTTAATATCTCTATAAAGAGCAAGGTTTGAGATGAAGTAAGTTTTAGGATCTATATGATTATAATCAGTAGTCTTAGAACCAAATTTACTACCAACATAAATACCCCATTGTCCTTTCATTTTACCAAGGTATTTATTATTTACTACATCTAGTTGTCTAAAAATATAAGAAGAGTTAATGATAGAACTTTGTGGTTTACCTTCAGCATTCTTAAAGTTTAGTTCTCCTAAATCATCTCTTGTTTGTATATTAATGTTGGCAATTTTTTGCATTAAAGTTTTAGCTCTTTCATCAGAGAATGGATTAATACTTCCACTAACATTAAACATTAGATAGTCAGCAAGATCACTGAGATCTTTAGCTACTTCTTCATTCTTCATAGCATCTTCAGTAATTGTAATACCAAGATTCTCAAGCAATGAGTTACTATCCACAATCTTAATAGTTGGTTTTCTATTAGCAAGATTTTCTCCTTTCCAATCTTCCATTTGCTGTTTAATATGGTCATCACCATTTTCTAGTTTTGCAAAATTTTGATTTTTAACAGTATCTTGAGTACTTACTACCTTATAAGCATTAGCATATATTCTATCAAATGCTGTTTGCATTTGTGCTCTAAAAGTTTCATCAGTTTTATATTCTGCAAGAATAGCTTTTATACTTCTACCAAAAACACTATTAGATACTAAACTTTGAAGTTTACTCTCAATATCATCTTTACTAACTCCATTTAAGTTAAAAAGAAGATTATTAAAAATACCATAAGTATTAATTGGTATTTCCCTAAAATAGGGATCATCAATCATAATAGTTTTAAACTTTGCTTTAACTGCTTGTCCAGCAGGAGTAGCATGTACAGCTTTATCAAACTCACTCTCAGAGAAACTTTTTGTTCTTTCATCCTGATCATCCTCATTACCCTCCTCATAAATTTTCTTAAAGTCAGCATATTGAATAGTTTGATTGATGATGTTTTTCTCATATTTTTCAGCAAGAAATTTAGGATATACTAATCCATCTTTATTAATGTACTTTGAATTAATTTCTGATTGTAATCTTCCAATTTCAGAATTATAATCTTCTTGAGAAAGAAAGTTGTTTTCTTTTTGTTGTTCAATATTAGAAAGTTTATCTGCATACTCATTTCTAATTTTTACATTATATCCTCTTCTAATATCATCTAATCTAGATTGAATAAAATCATAAAGAGAATCTGGATCTGTAGATTTTCTATTTAAATATTGAGCTGTAAGTAAATTCATAAGTTTATCACTCTCAATACTTGTAGCATAAGGAATTGTTTTAAATGAGACGACTTCTCCTGTTGGACTAACATGTCTATACTTACCTCCCTCAATTTCTTTAAAGAAAGCTTTAAATACAGGATCATTAGTTTTACCAAAAAGATAATTAATTAAATCTTCAAGCATTTTAAAGAATCTTCCAAGAATAGTTGTAGGTCTACCATTCATATGTTCTTGAAACAAATCTGCTATTTTTTCCTCAAGAGCTTTCTCTACAAGAAACTTTTCTGTAAGATTTGGGTAACCCCTTTCTTCATAGATTTTTCTAAGATTTTGAACATCAAGATCTGTTACACCTAACTTATCAAATGCAATCTTAAGTACTCTACTCTTCTCATTCTCTGGAAGAATACTAAATACTGCGTGAAATCCTTCATGCCATAATGTACCTTTAGGAGCTTTAGAAGCAAGATATACTACTGCATTCTCAAATCTTCCATAGTTTAGAGGTCTTCCCATAGAATCCCTCATATCCTCAAGTTTTACTTCAACATTAATAATTTGTTTAATTTCTTTATTAACTTCCTCAAAGTAAGTATCTACTAAATAATCATCAACATCTCCTGGCTTAAATCCACTAGATGGATTTACTTGAGTATCTGGATCAGAAGGAAGATTATTAAAAAAATCAGTTGCTGGAGCAGTACCTTGTGTAGGATTAACAGGAAGTTCTTGAGAAGTAGAAGGAGTAATTTGTTGAGTAAGAACAGCATCCTTAATATTATCAATAGGAGCTAAATCTTTTAAAGGTAACAAATTAAGTTTCTTAGTACTTCTATCTCCTTTATTATAATCAACCTCAATAGGAATTACAGCAATTCTTTTAGCAAGTATACCATGAGTATTATTCAATAACAATCTATACATAGATAGTTGTTTTTGATGTTTCTCAAGTTTAGAGTCTTTACTTAAATCTCTTATATACTGAGCTTTATCTTGATCATAATAACCCTTAAACTCATACTTACTTACCGGACTTAATTGTTTATCTGTAGTAGTATATGGTACAATTTGAGTCATAAAATTATCTCCTCTCATTGTCTTCATATCATAAATTCTAAAGTTTCCATTAGAATCTACAGTAAGCAAATCTACTGTTCCAGCAACTCCAAGCTTCTCATCATAAAGAACAATATCATTAGCAATAACAGTTTCATTACTCTTCTCAAAAAATTTTCTTAAAGTATCCAGTTGAGAAAGAAAAGTATTTATTTCTTTATCAGGAGCTACATCATAATTAGAGAGAGGTCTAAGATTATTATCAAAAAAGTCTCTTACAAGTAAATCACTTTTTGTACCTATAGTACTAGCACTCTCAAACCAATCAGAAGACTCTTCTTCATCAGAGATAAAATCTGTAACTCTTCTAAGTTGTTTTCCAGTTTTAGTATTTGTATAAAACTTTTTACTTTTATCTAAGACAATAAAAGATGCATTCTTTTTAATCTCATCAATTTTATTTTGTATAGCTGGAGAAAATTTGGTAGTATTTGGAAGTGAGATACTTGAAGGAAGAAACTTTCTTTTCTCAATTGAGACTGCACCTTTTATTGATTTACCATCACTATCGCTTATAACAACATCAATATACTGAATGTTTTTATTTTCTGAAGTGCTAAAATATCCAAATTCTCTTATAACTCTTATCTCAGTTAGTTTATTTAAATTTATATTATTATCAGAAGTATTGAGTTCATCAACAACATCCTCAAGAAGTTTATCATAATCTGCAACAAAGTTATTAAGATAGTTTCCTCTCTCATCATCATAAACATATCCTATAGAATCTCCTTCTAAAATATTATCAGGTTTATCTGAGCGAGTAGCTGTAAAAGATACTGATCCTAAATTAAATTTATTATCTTCAGTACCTTTTTCCTCAACTGTGTATTTAGAATAAATTTTAGCAGTTATTCCATTTTTAGTATAAACTTGTGCAGCTTTTTCAGTTTCTTCATCTTGTGTTGGAGTATTAGAAGGAAAAGTATTATTTACACTTTTTGGTTTTTCTCCATAAATATTGTGAGAAAATTTAAAGAAAGATCTCCATATAGAAGGATCTGCTAAAGTTTGAACTCTATCACTTACATAATCTATACTATTAGCATTCTCTCCAGAAATTCTTTCATAACCATGCATATTAATATAAGATGCAATTCTATCTGGATCTGTAATTGCTTTACTTTGTCTTCTTGCTAATTGAGTAGGATTTTTTACACCATCAATTAGTTTAGGTTCTCTTCTAATAACTACATTACCTTTAAAATCAGTATCAAAAAATAAGTGTGTATCAGCTACTCTTTGACCATTAGAATCATAAACACTAAATGTTTTATTACTGGTAATAAACATTCTCTCATTCATTTCTTTAACAAGAGTTTGCTTATCTACATTAGGATCATTCATTTTTTTAATGAATGAATTTTTTTCTGATTTACTTATTTCTGTACCTCTAAATCCAATAAAAGAATATTGGTTTTCATCTTTACTAGGTCTCTTAACTAAGACTGCATATTGACTACCAAGAAAAGCAGCATTAGATGGTTTTTGTAGTTGCTCAAGAAGGAGTTTTTTATTCTCATCTGAGAGTTTAGTAATAGGTACATAATTACCTTTTTGATATTTAACTATTACAAGTTCTCCATTAACCATCCATCTGTTCTTAAATGGACTACTAAGTACGTTTGCAAGAGTAGATGGAATTCCAGAATTTTTAATTCTAGTTCCAAGGGTAACAGCATTATTTACATTCTCAGTATTAGAAGATTTTAGTTTTTGATCAGCACTTCTAATTCTTGATATTACTCCTTTTTTCTGCTCAACATTAGGAGTTGTCCCCTTCATATAAGTATCCAAATAATCATTGATACTCATATCACTCATTGATGCTTTTGTAGTATCAAAATTTAATATATAACCAATCTTAGTTTCTGTATTACCTTTTTTAGCAAAAATGTTATATTGAGTTTTTCCATTTATAATTTGTTTTTTATAAATAAAATCATAAGCAGTATTGTTATCAATAATATCATCTTTAATAGCATCTGCTTTATCAGCATTTAGAATTAAAGATTTATGCAACTCAGAACCTTTATTTTTCTCAGAAATATTATTAGCTTGTTCTCTATAATCTTTAAGACCCATGTCTCCAAAGTTCATCCAGTTTGCTTCAGGGTCATTAGGATTAAGAACCATCCATTTAGCACCTTTACCTTCACTCTTAGCAACATCAGGTGTTATATCTCCTCCAAAATCATCATACTCAGATTCTTCAAAATTATTTTCTTCATCAGAAAGATTATTATCTAAATCTTTCTCAGGAACAGTTATTTGTCCAGCTGAGGTACTAATTACAAGAGAAGGTTCAGGATTGTCTTCAGTACTCTCATTTCTTCTTTCAATAACTCCTTCAATACCATCAACTGAAACTTTTTCAATACTAGTATTTTTATCTTGAGGAATAGCTTCAGAAGATTGCATTTCTTTCATTGTAAGATAATTAGAAAGTTTAATTTCTTCTGCAGCTCTTGTTTGCAATAAAGTTTCTAAATCTGTTTTAAGTTGATCTCTAACAATTGAAGGAAGTTTTGTATTAGTTAATTTTCCTTGTAGTTCAGCAATTCTTTCTGAGTAGTTATTAATATTTACAGAAGTTTGAATTAAAGCATCTTTATTAGGGTGTGAGGTAAAAGAACTATTAACTGTATCACTTACAGTTTTATAATATTTAGCTTGTTTCTCAAGTTCATTAAGAGTAAGTTGTCTTTTTTCTTCTGTAAAATGATCCCCATGTACTTGTTTAAATACATCAAGAGGCATAGTTTTTTCTCTATAAATATCATCTAGTACATCATCAAATCTACCAGCATCATCTCTATTTTTAACATATGCAAACCACTCACTTCTTTTAATATTTTCATGAAGAAGTTTAGAATTATTTAAAGCTGCTTCATCTTTTTCAGCACCTACATTTTTATCATAGGCTTCCATATTAAGTTTAAGAGTATTCTTAAACACAGTATTCCCAGAAAACTTTTGTAAAGCATTAATACCTTCTCTATCAAGTTTTCCTGTCTCAATAGCTTGTCTAATATTAAAAGGAGCTCCTAATAAAAACCCTGCAAGCATAGACTCCTGACCTTCTTTACTACCAAAAGTTTCCTCAAGACCTTTCATAGTAGACATGAAATAATCATTAAAACTTTGTTTAGAATTTTGAGTATCTTTTGATGCAATATCAGAAAGAGTTTTTTCAGTAAGAAACTGTCCACCTTCCTGTGCTGCTTCTGAGAGAGGACCTCCTAAGAAAGCTTTTGTTGCATCAGCAAATCTTCCATATTTACCTTTCTCAATATATTGTCCTCCTTTTTTTAAAGCATTAACAGTTCTATTTGTAGAAGTATATCCTTTAAAGAATTTACTCATATTGAAACCATCAATCATAAGAAGAGCCATATTTAATCCAAACCCTACATTAGCATAGGTAGATGCCATATTTTCCCACTCAGCTTTTAAATACTCAGGAATAATTACATCAGGATTGTCTTTTCTAAATTTTTCTTCTTTTTGTCTAATAATTTCATCTTTAATACCTCTAGCTTCTACACCAGCTTCATACATATTTCCTCCAATTTTTTGAGTATAATATTGAGAGGCATTTTTAGCAGAAGTACTTTTAGCAAGGTTTAAGAATTTATCAAGAATATTTCCTTGACTTTTAATTGCACTAGCTACTTCAGCTATTTTCTCACCATCACTAGCAATAATTCCTGCAGATTTAGCTAATCTATTAGCAGTTCCCATTGTTTTACCAATCATTCCTCCACCAAGCATTGCACCTGCAACAAATCCACCACCTTCACCAATCAAGTTACCCCAAAAGTTTGTAGAAGTAAGATATGTTTTTGAAAATAAAGGAGCTTTTCTTTCAGCTTCACTTTGATAAAATGGAGAATTATCAGTAAGAACTTTATCTAATTTTTTAAAGCCATCAGTTAATTCATTATCAAAAACAGAATTTAAATCTCCTGTTACAATAGCCTTAGGTAATCCATAACCAAGCATTGCTCCAGTCTCTAAAGCAGACATACCTGCTCTTCCTACTAATCTAAGAGTTATATTTCCTGCAGAATCCCAAAAACCTTGATTAGCAGCTCTTTGTTCTTCAAGATTACTATTTAAGTTAAAATCATATTTGGATCTTGAAGAACCAAATCCAATAGGGTTTACTGGAGTACTTCTAACGGGAGTACTTCCAAACATAATATTTGGAGTGTTTTCTTCTATTTTTTTCATTTAGCAAATATAATTTTTTATTTCTTCTTTTTAGTAACTACTATTCTATTATACATATTATCTGGATCAGGAAAGTAAACATCTACAGGAACATCATATCTTTTTCCTGGTTTTAACTCACCAGTACTTGTTCTAATTACTTCTTGATATTCTCCAGGATTAAAAGTTACAGGACTGTAATTACTAAAACCTTTATATACTTTATTTTCTTGTGAAGCCATTGCTCCTTGATAATCTGCAGTTGTTGGAATTGAGAGTACATATTTTTTATCACCAACAGTTACCTCATATGCTCTAGGACCATAAGGATTAGCAGGATCAAATTTTCCTGAGAAAGATGATTTACCAACTTTTTTATCTGGATTATCAAATGCAATAAGAGCTGCTTTTCTATCATCTTCTTCTACAAGTTTATTAGCTTGTCCACTAGTAATATCCCATATTTCTGCATCTCCTTTTCTTGTCATAAGAAGATCATAAGCATCATCAATATCTTTACTATTAGTATTAACATAAGTTTTAGCTACAGCTTGATATGCAGAATTTTTATACCTCTTATACATTTCTTCTAAAGGTATTAGTGCAAGACCATTCTTCTTTCTCCAAGCATTAGTAAGAATATTATTTTTTGCAATATCCACTAGAATAGGATTATCTTCTTTAACACTTTCTTCATTACCCCAAAACCCAGGGTTAATAGTACCATCATCATTAATACTACTAGCTGCACTCTCAGTCCATCCAGTACTTGGGACATTAACAGAGGATGTTTCTGTACCTGAAAAAACACCACCGGCAGCAGCTGCAGCTTTTTGTTTTTCTAAAGCAAGTTCTTGTTTTTGTAATTCTAGTTGTTGTCTATGTAAATCAAAAGTTGCCGCAGTAAAGTCTTCTTCTTCTACTTTAGAAACATTAGGATTAGATAAACCATTAGCTTGTGCTTTTATCCACATATCATAAGCTTTATCATTTGGAAGTTTATGATCATACATAATTTCACTCTTCATCTCAGGAGTTATTGCTGCTTTTATTTCATTTTCTATTTTGGAAGGGTCTTTACCTGTATATGTTGTAGTAATTTTTTTATTTTTTTTTCTATCAACATATGAGCTTACTCTATTGTCTGGTAGAACAAGTTCTGCAGAATTCTTAAGTGCAGCCATATAATCTGGTTTAGGTTTTACACCTAAAAAGGTATACTGCATAATATTACCATTTGCATCTACTCCTGTAAAATCTTTATCTATATCTTGATTAGCAGAATATTTACCAGTAGTAATTAATTGTTTCATTATGTCTAATCTTTCAGACCATTGTTGATTGGATTTATCAATAGTTTGGATATTAGGGTCCATACTCCATCCATCTATAAGGTTATTTAATTTTCTTTGATATTCTGAAGTTCCTTTGTCAGGTACACTAGAGTGTAGTTTTAAAGCATCATCTAAAAACTGTTGTTTCTTTTGAGTTAAATAATTATTATAACCTACAATTGGAGAAGATAATTTAGAAATTTGTAATTTCTGTTCTCTTTCATACTTTTCAGCATCATCATACCTTTTCTGTTTATCTTGAAGAACAGCATACATTTCTGCAAAAGGCAATGGTACATTAGTACTTTGTCTTTGCCTAATTGGAATATTCAATACTGGATTAGTTGCCATATTATTTTCTCTTGTATGTTTTAAGTTTTTTAGTTCCTACTTTTTTACTACCAAAAGGATCTAATTCTAATTTATTAAAAAAGCTTTGAAACTTAGTACCTTTAGGTGTTAGTTTTTCTTGTAATTTTCCAGCCTCAGTTCCATAATTTTGTAATTGTGTATTAAATGAGTTAGTACTTGGAGCTGCATTAGGATTAACAGGAGTTACACTAGAATTTGTTGGAGCAACAGGAGTTGCACCTGCACTAGCAGAAGATGCTCCAGTAGTTGCTGGTGCTGTTGTTCCAGTTGTTGTTGCTCCTGGAGTTTTATTTACTTTTTTATACCTATAAACAGATTTCATTACTCCTGTTTTAGGATCTTTAACCATAGTATAGTTAGGACTAGCTTCTTTAAGTAACTGAAGTTCTTGAGCTTTTAATTCATTTTCACTTTTCATTTTTTGATAGTTATCAAAACTTTCATCAAATGATTGTCCTCCCTTAACTAAAAGTGCATTATAGTCATTAACATTTTGTCTTTTAATATCATCATAATAATCTTTAAGACTTCTATTAGTAGTTGCTTCAGTATTAGAAAGATCCACATTCTTATTAAGAATATCTTGTCTAGCAAGAGTATCATTAATAACAGCTTCATTATTAGCTTTCATTCTAGCACCAGATAAAGAACCTGCTTGTGCAAGATATCTACCAGCATCTCCTCCTACAATATCTCTAGCAGTATTTTTACCTCCCTGTTCAGCAAGAGCAATTTCTTGTAAAGTTTTAGGAAGTTGAGAAGCATAATTATATCTATCTAACTTTAGATAAGATTCTCTTGGTCCTTTAGGAACTCCTTGTCCAATTACTCCTCCAATAGCATTAGTTTCACCAGTTGACATTATAGGCTTTTCAGCTTTAATAGTATCTGTATCAACATCCTCATATTCATCTTCTGGAGGAGTTTTAGCAGGGGGTATCGGTACTGTATTTGGTGTAGGGGTAGTACCACCTTTAGTATTTTGTTTTTTTAATCCAGAAAGATAAAGTTTACCTTTATATGTAAATTCTTCTTGATTATTAGCTACAGCATTTCTTCTTTCTACTTCTAAATCAAAACTAACTTTAGGAAGTTGCCCTGTATTTCTTTTTTTAATTAAATCTGACAAACTTAAACCATAAAGTTCTTTAGCTTTATCTTCATTCATTTCTTGACCATAACTTGGATCATACCCAAGTGCAGATTCTTCGCTAAAAGTTTCATTAGGAGCAACTTGTTTATCTTGAATTTTGCCTGTAATTTTTTTACCTTTAGTAGCTCTTTTACCATCTTGAGCTTTATTATCAACATTATCTTCAGGCATATCATCTATAATCTTATTTAAAAGTTTATAGTTACCTTTCTTATAAGCTTTAAGAGCTTGTATATTTTTACCATCATTAGCAGTAACAATAGCAGAACCTTCTGGAATAGCTAATGCATTAGTACCATATCTATATTTACTTTTAGGGTGTTTACATCCACAGTTTTTCATACCATTTTTAGCTTCTGGAAGATTCTCATCCCCTCTATATTGTTTTACGCTTTTAGCACCAGATACATATTTCATTACTTACCTGCTTTAATTTTTCTTTCTTGTTTAAGCATCTCAGGAGTAGGTTTTTTACCAGAACCTTTATTAGCTCTAATGTTATCCCATAAACCTCTTTGAGAAGTAGAACCATCAGCTCTCTTAATCATCTCTTTCTTTTTAAACTTAATACTCTTAGTCCCCTCAGCATACTTCATACCTTTAGAACCACACATCTTTTTATCTACTTTTATAGATTTATTCCCATCTTCATGTTTCCACTTAGCAGCATTTTGAGCAAAGATAGCTCTCTTCTTAGTAACTGGATTCTTACTATGAGTTAGTTCCTCAGTAGTCTTACCAGTAGCTTTTTTAGTAGCTGTAAACTTTCCTTTATTCTCTGGCTTAATGTGTATACCAGAACCACCCATTTTAAATTTCATATCTTTATTTTACGTTTTAAAAGTTTTGTTTATTTATTATATGATTACACCATTGAATTAAATCTTCTGTAGTATTTTCACCTTTCATTCTATTAACAATCCAACATACAAGTTGTATATTGTCTATAGTATAATTACCAGAACTATCAATTCTATCTACACTACAATTATTCATATTATGTTGTCTTTTATTTCTTTGATAAGACATTTCTACACCACTTATAGCACATTTACCCTCCTGTTTATTCCATAAACTAACTAACTGTTCAAGAGTTAAATCTGAAAATATTTTTCTTCTATCTTCTTTTATAGAAGCTAATTTTTTTCTTAAATGTGTATCTAACGATTGATTAACTTCATAGCTATATTCTTTTCTACATTGTTTACACCAACTATCAAAACCATCATAAGTTTTTTTATGCACAGGAAAGTCCCCAAATGGTTTATCTACTGAACATTTAGAACAAACTTTACCTCCTACTTTTAATTGTAGATTTCTTAATTTCTTTCTACAACTTCTACAAAAACCATGAAGACTTCCATAATCTTTTGGTTTAAAAGATTTTACAAAATCTTCAGTTATATCTAAATCACAAAGAGTACAATGCTTAAGTGTATATTCCATATTTGCAAATTTAGCAATTCCATTTCCTTAAGCTTTTATTAATTCTACTATTAGGATCATTTGCAGTTTTAGCAGAAGTTAATTTAGATTTCATACCTTTCATTCGACTACAGAAGGATTTCCTTCTATTAGCAGCTTTACTACCTGCTTTAAGTTTAGAAGGAGGTGTAGTAACAGCCATCTTTAAGTTACCACCAGTAGCTCTATTATACTTGTCTACACCTTTCTGAGTAAGTCCACCTTTAGGATCTTTCTCTCCTCTACTAAAAGCTAAGGATACTCCTTTACTGCCTTTTTTATATTTAAGAGTTTTAACACCATTCTTTTTTTCTTGTGTAGTAGAATTAACTGCTGCAGTTCCAGTTGCACCAACAGCAGGAATCATCCATGCTTTATTAAGCCAATCTAAAACTTCAGGTCTACCATTAGGAGCTAACACACCTCTTGATTTTTGAGCTGCTGCATTATAATCTAATAGATTAGTAACATCTACAAATCCGGTTTTATCTAAAGTTTCTGAATTTGTATTGTAATGTTCATCAAACCATTTATCTAAATTATCTTTAGATAATTTATTTTGATTATCAATCTGTAAATCTTTTTTTATTTTATCATTCATTCTAACAGCTCTAACTTGCTGTTCTGATACATCATTAAAATAATTTAATTTTTTTTGTTTACCACTAAATAAATCTTTTGTTTTTTGTTTTATAGTTCTTTCTGGAGTTACATTTAATTTAGGATAATTTCTATAAAGCTTTTCTTGTTTTAAAGTTGGAGATAAACCATGTAAAAATTCATGTTCAAATACATCTAAAAATTTATCAGGTTCTTTATCAAAAACATCTCCACTAACATTAACATAATCTTTATTTTTCCATTTGGTATATTCTCCTGGAGTTTTAATATCAGAATATGTATTATAATTTGTTTTATCTGCTAAATTATCTTTCCAAGTTTTTACAGTAGATGCAATTTCTTCTTTTGTTTCTTTAGTTGTAGCCATTCTTCTAGAAACATACTCTTCTCCATCAACTCTATCTAATTGTTTTTTTATAAGACTTTCTAGATCAGCTTTATTTACTGATTGAGGTACATCAACTTTATTGGCAATAAACCTTGCTAATTGTTCATTAGTTTCAGAACCAGTTCTTTTAAAAGTATTACTAGGTTTTGGTTTTTTTAAAACAGGTTTTTTAGAAGGTAAAAATTTATCAACAAATGGAATATTTTCTTTTAAAAAATTAAAACCTTTATCATATGTTTTAGATACATAAGGTTCAACTTTATTATAAACTTTTTTGATAGCTTCTAATTTTCCTATTAATTTATTAGTACCTTTTTGATAATTAACATATTTAGCATTATCACCTTCTCCTACCCAAGTACCTTGACCTCTTTTATCAAACTTAGAAGCTTTATTACTTTCATCAGAAAGTGTAGGATAATTATCTCCTTCTGAGAATGGTGCAAGCCTTTTAAATTCATCAGTAAAATGTTCACCTCCTTTTGGTGAACCAAGATTTTTAAATCCTTGTTTTTTCCAATATCCTCTCATATCATAATCATCAGATTCATTGTAACCTTTAGACTTCATCCATCTTTGATATGCAACCTCTTGAGCTTTAGAAAGAGATGTTTTGCTCATTTTATTAGGTACTAACTCATTAGTACCATCTTGATAGGATTCATATAGCTCAGGAGCATTTGAACCCTTTTCAAGCATTTCTGTTCCTTTTATAGCAGTTCTTGCTATTTGACTAATAAGTTTTTTCCCTTTAATTAATTTAGGTATTCTTCCAAGTAATGGTATAGCACCTGCTATTTCTAAATATGTTTCTGGAGTAAATCCTTCTTTTTCAATGTTTCTTTGTATATCATCCCAAGATGAAGCTCCAGTAATATCTAAAAGTTCTGCAATATTATCTTCTAATGTATCTTTTTTCCTAAATCTATTTGATGCTGCTTTATTAGAATCTATTCTTTTATTTTTTTCAAATTCTGCTACATTTTTTGGAGGTTTCCATGTAAAAGGTTTTGGTTTAGCAAAAAAAGCATTTCCAAGTTTAGGAGAGTTATTATTAGTCTTACTTTTTAATAAATTAGCTTTATCAATAGTAGGTCCTATATTTGAAGTATCTAATTGATTTTTCTTTTTAAGAGGAGTCTCAATTACAGGAGATGAAGGAAACTTATATTGACCAGTATTAGGATATAAAGTTTTACCATTAGCCTTAATAGGAAATGCCATACCTTGTGTAGTAATAAGGCTAGAAGGAATAATGTTGACTGGATTTTTAGCAGTCTTAGCTCCTTTTAAGTATCCTGTTTTATTTACTAGTTTCATTTATATACTTTAACTTTTTTAGAGCCTTTATTAAAATCATTCTTAGTATTGTAAGTACTCTTAGGTGGAGGAGGTTTCATCTCATACAACATAGGAGGTTCAACTGTTTTAACAGGACCTACAGTTTTTTTATGAGATCTAGAAGTATTAATTTTTTCTTTTTTTCTTACCTCCGGAATATTTCTAGCTACTTGAGATATACCAGCCATAGGTTGTATAAACTTATTAGCAGCATTAGCAGCAGGCATGCCAGTAATATTACTAGATAATGCAGCATTATTAAGAGTATTAACTTTTAGTTGTTTAGCTCCATAAGCTTTTTCTTGTATAAGATCTTTAATAGATCTATTAGATTTTTTATCTCCTGCTATAAACTTGTCATACATTTGTGCTAAAGTACCATAATCAGAAAATTCATCAATAGCATTTAACGCTTTTTGAGAATACTTTTTACCATATTTTTTAACTTTATTTAAAGTTCCAATTGTAGGAGTAAATACTTTTTCCCCTATATCTAAAGCTTTTTTACTTTTACCTAAAATTTTTTTTAATACATTAGTTGTTCCTTTAAAAGGAATATATCTACCTCCTGGTAAAGCTGTTGCTACTTCAAGCAAATTGTTTAATACATCAGGTTTTACATTAGGATTTTCTTTTATTTTTCTTTCCTGCTCTATTTGACTTCTTCTAACATCATCCCATGAACTAACACCATATCTATCAAATATTTCTACAACATCTTCTAAAGGATCTTCTTGTAAGTTTTTTTTCTTCCACTCTTCAAGAGACTTTCTTGTTATATTCTGTCTCTCAACTGGTTTCATATCTTTTTCTCTTCCAACTGCTGTTTCTAAAAAATCATTAATAGAGTTAAAATTTAAACCTTCCCATTTTTTAAATGGAGACATTCCTTTTTTATAATCATCTAACTCAGAACGCAAATTATTTTGTTCTTTGTCAGCATTTAAAAAGTTTTGTCTTTTTGTTAAAACTTTTTTATAATTTTTTAAAGATCTATCTTTATTAGTAATATCTTGTTCTAAAGCTTTATTTTCTGCTTTAAGAATTGGTTTAAACTTTGTACTAATTTTTGGAGCAATAGGTCTTGCAACAGAGGTTGATGCAGACTGCGCCATAGTACTTTTTTTACCAAGTTGAGCTTTAGGCATAACCATAGCTTTCACTCCACCTTCTGCATGAGTAGGGTCATCAGGATTATAGTAAAGAAGATCTCTAGTACCATCAGCTTTCTCAGGAGAAAAGATAGGTTCTCTACCTTCAGTTTCAATCATTCTAGGTTGTTTAATTGTAGAAGTTCCAGTTCTAAGTTTATACTTACCTTTCTTAGCTAAGTAAGATTGAGCAGATGTATTAGAAGTTTCTTTAAACTTCTTATTAGCATTAACTAAGGCTGTATCTCTCTCAGCTTGCTCTTGTAATAACTTACCTTTCTTATATTCTCTACTTCCTGCAACACCTCCATAAATTGCTCCTGCTCCTGCACCTATAGCAGCTCCTATTGGACCTCCTACTTGCATACCTAATGCAGCACCAGTTGCTCCCATCTCTACAGCACCTCCTGCAACAGCTCCTCCTTGACTCTTGTTATTACTTCTAATAACATTACCTGCCATACTACCAACATCAGCAATAGGCTTGTATGCTCCTGAGAATGATCCTGCAGCTTGAGTTATACCTTGTCTTTTAGCATTCTGCTCAGCTTGTAAATTATAAGCTTTACTGTAGTCTGGAGTATCCATTTCTATTCTTTGAATACCACTATTGAATTTATATTTTCTTTTATTTTTCATTATGCTACAGTAGGTTTAAAGTAAGTTTTAACATAGTTTAATACTAAAGGATCAGTATCATTATACGACAGCTTGGTATATAGAAACTTAGCCTTCATATGTGCTCTAAAACTTGCAGTAATGTCTGTATTATTAATAGTATCAAATATATTAGCATAGGGATCTATAACTGCATCTAATGGAAGTTCAGCATGAAAAGAACCTTTATAATAATTAACAGTTACTTTAGTAGGATCATAATTACTTAAAAAGTTAGTATTAAAATCAGTAGGATAAGCAAATACTAACTCAGTACTGTTTTGTCTATCTGTCCAACAATGAATTTTACTAAAAGATTGATTTTTAAAATCATAATTAGCTGCATTAGCAATAGAACCTGGATCAAAGATACCTTGAGTATTACCACCTGACATAGTATTTATCTCTATTCTATCAAACCTTTTAAATGCATCAGGTTGAGTATTCTCTACAAAAGTTATATAAGAATTCTTTCTAGTTCCAGTTGGATTAGTTAAGTTGTAGAAAGAGTTCTGAGTATCTTGCCAAGCATAAGTTTCTCTATTTAAACTTAAGTAAGCTGTAGGAGCAAAAGAATGTAATGATGTCCATGTTTGAGTTTTAGGGTAAAAGGAGATAGCTTTATTACCAATTCTTGAAATTAATAATCTCTTATTAGCCCAATCATATCCCATAGAATATTTATCAATAGTATTTACAAACTCTCTAAAGAATGGAAAGAGTCCTAAATCTGATATTTCTACTGGAGCTTCACCTGCAAATAAGAATACTTTACCTTGATGATGATCTAAGAATACTCTACCAAATGGGGTATTAGTTCCACTTTTATCAAATGTCCCCATGTAACCTCCTTTAATATCTATAATAGGTTTAGAAGGTATTCTAAATACTCCTGCATTACCAAGTACTACATCTCCTTGAGAAGTACTTTGAATAGTATTAGGATTAAAGTATGATTGCCATAAACAAAACTCTGTATGATGAAAGAAGTTATTACCAAATACAAAAGTATCTGTAATAGGGCCTCTATCTTTAGGAATATCATGAAAGTTATTAGGAGGTATTATTCTATACTGATCTGTTAACTCACTCTCAAAAGATTGTTCTGAGTATACACTTCTATTAGGAAACTGAGTAGTCTCCTCAAATAACAAAGGTGTAGATACAGTAACTTTAGTGTTATTAATAGCAGAGTATTGTTTATTATATCCATTAGAATAACCTTTAGTATAATCTATATTAAAGAGTCCTAATGGTGGTACACTTGTTCTATAAAGAGCTTTTTCTTTAGGATAGTATGGTACTTCATCTTCATTATTATGTTTTAAAGTATAATTATTAGTAGATTCTATAAGTACACCTGCTAACATTCTAAATTCATATGGAACTTCTGCACCTGAACTTAATCCTGTACCAGTAAAATTATTATTAATTCTATCATATATATCATAGAAGTATCTTTGAACATAAGTATCTCCTTCAATAACAATTGAAGTTTGATTAGGATTTACACTAGTTTCTGAGATTACATAATCTGCATTTTCTAATCTACCATACTGAAATTCAGCAGAATTTATTAATCTGCATATAGATAAATTTAATTTAGAAGGTTTTTGATATAACCCAGTATTGGGATCTGAATCTCCCTCAAAAGAAAAAAGATTATAATCATTGGGGACGTCTTCAAATTCAGAAAAATTACCATATATCCCATCTTGTAATTCAATATGAGTATATCCTTTTGTACCAGTTACTTCATATTTAGTACTAACAAAAGAAGAAGGTGATGTTTGAGGTACTTCAATTATATTAGAAATACCTACAGTAGGAGTTCCTTGATAAATAAAATTAAATGGGGCAGCTGCTATATGTGCACCAGCAAGTCTTGAATCTCCATCGCTACTAAACCTAGTGTATGTAAAAAAATAATCTCCGTTATAATACCCAAGTTTTTGAAATTTATTACCATATGGAGTTTTACCATGAATAAAATCTGGTGAAAAAAAATTAAAACCTATTTTACCATCACGGTCATTATCATTAGGGTTATCATTAGTATTTGTTGGAGGTTGAGCATCAATTTTCATTATTGCTCCACCCTCAAATATAAATTTACAAGCTCCATTAAAAAATGGTAATTTTTTAAAATTACCATTATGCATATAAGGTCTATTAATACCTTCTGTAACAATGTGAGTATTAGCAGAGTTATTTCTAGGTTGAAACCCTATAATATAACCTTGTATAAATTGAGCTTGATTTCCAAAATTAATGTTAGTAAGTTCTAATTGAAGAACAACTAAATCAACTTGTCTATTAATACTATATAAAGGATAAGTATCTACATCAGGTATTTGGTGATGTCTTATTTTACCTGCATCTACACTATTATCATTAATAGTATTATAAGGAAAAGTTGAATCATTTAATAAATAATCAGGATATTTTTGTTGTGAAATCCATGCAGTAGTTAAATCTGGTTTGCTAGGATTGTTTTTTGCTGGAATGTGGTAAGCAAATCCTATACTACCGTCTTTGTATATTGGAGTAATAGATAAAGAATATCTTTCTCCTCTTTTAAATCCTTTTTTTATTAATGTATTTCTATAAGGAGAGTCGGTTTCTTGTGAAGTTATATCTACATTAATTGTTTTATTAAGTTCAGTCTCGTTAAAAGGAACAGAATCAGATAAGGTAAAATCAAATGTTTGTGCATAATTAATTGCATAAACAGATACATCAATATTATTAGCTATTTGTTGAAACTCTCTATCATACTTTTTAGTAGTAAGATTAGAAAGAACAAGTATATTATCTTTTTGTTCTATGCTTTTAGCACTAGTATAAAAAAGAGGATTTTGAGATATTAAACTTATATCAACTACATCTTGATATTGAGATACATCAGAAAATACTATTTGTTTTGAAGTATTAGAATAAACTCCTAAACTTCTTGCAACAAGTACACTAGTAATTCCTTCATAAGTAATTATAACTGGTTCAATATATGGATAGTTAGGATCTAAATGAGTAGGTGTAAACTTAATAGATTTAGAAGAAGGTGATTGGGGATCTCCTCCTTCATAGTTATCTTTAATTACATTAGCTCCTTTAGCAATAGAATAAAATCTAGTAGGTATACCAAAAGCAGAAGCATTGTTTTGAGAAGTTCTATATCTAAGAACTATGGAATAAACTCCTGTAGGTAAGTTACCATCATTATCAATACTTACATCAACTGGTCTTATTATAGGAATATCAAAACTAAGTTGTAACTCAAAATCATCTAATGTAGTATATTCTGTTGGAGTATTTAAATTAAATCTTCTAATAGGATTATCTTCTTCTACAAAGTATACTATAATTTCTCCTTTACTATTTACTCTAGCTACACAATCTATTTCATTTTTAAAGTTTAATTGTAAATTATAGTCAGAGTCTTTATAAACACTAAGATAATTACCTTTTTTAAAAGTACCTATTTCTGAGCCTAATGGAGTTTTAAAGAAACATATAAATAAATCATTAACAGGAGTATTTCCTAATAAGGTATAACCAGGAAGATTTAATAAATATTCTTCCATTTCTTCATTAACTAATCTACCACTATCATTTCTAATCCAGTTAAGGGCATCTACATAGCTACCTTCTGGTTGTTCTACAGGACTATTAGTCCTATGTAACCCTTTCTCAAAACTATTTACTCCTTCCATATCTTATCTAAATCTACCATGTCTATTTTGTTGTTGCATAATTCCCAAGTACCTGAATGAGGTATAGTAATGATTAGTAATAGGTAGTAACCTCATGTTCTCATTAGAAAGTCTTTGTAACATGTGAATGTCTGGCATTCTACCTTCTGTTCTAGCTTGTAAGCAATACCTATTCCACTTCTGTTCAAAGAACATCATCTTAAACTCTGGGTTCTTAAACTTATATCCTTGATAGGATAATTGTTTACAACAATACCACATTAAAGCTTCTATAAAAGCTTCTGTATCTGGAATCATTGGTAACTCATTTTCATCTGTAGGAACTGCCCAATACTGTATATTAATAGTTCCTTTCTCAAGATTAAAGAGGAAGTGGTTATTCTCTATTCTATAATCAAGAACTGAGTTCCAAGTCAAATCATTCTCAGGAGTTAACCAGTTATTAACTGAGTGTCTAATAGAGTTATTAAAAGGATTATACTGTTGTGTAGGATCATAAAAGTTTACTCTTCTATTAGCATAGATATAAGAAGTCTCCAGATAATTAGGAAGCCTAGTTTCCTCTACAAAAGTTTCTTCTTGACCATCAGGAGTTTCCACCTTTAATAGTCTTAAGAAGTTAACCATATCACAAGGAAGTTCTGCTCTATAGTTCTCTATATCAAGAGTTTTATCTTTTAATACTTGTGGATAATCTCCACCAATATGCTGTAATGCAGCAGCTATCCATTCATAACAATCAGCTATTGGGAGTGGCTCCACTACCAGTTGTTCCAGCCTGTATATTACTGTGTTTATATTTGCTAACTTCATAATATAACTTATACGCTTCTGTATTCTGAAGTATGTAAGCTGCAAGAGACCTAGCTAAGACTCTAACTGTCTTAAACTTATATCTACTAAAGAAAGGTTTAGGAGTAAAGTTTACCATACAAGCATAACCATTAGTATGCTCATTTAAGTGTCTAATAGTAAACCCTTCTTCTCTAGTTGCTTTAAAGTCTATAGGTTTCTTCTTAAACTCTCTTCTAGGTTTAAACCTTATTACCTCAAAAGTACCTATATAAGTTTCTATAGTCTTACCTTTAAATAGGTGAGAGTATAGTACTTTCTGAAACTCCTTAATGATTTTATCATAAGGCAGATCTTTTAGGTTAGGGTGTGCAGCAAGGAAATTTCCCTTACTGTTGACTTCCATCATTTTCATGGTCTTTAGGAATAGCAAAGGTAAACTTAAACTCTGATTCCTCAAGCATTCTAATGATAGTTGATAACATATTATTAGAGATAGGATAATCCCACTCTTGACCTGTAAAAGGAAGTATCTTACCTGCTAACTTTGCAACTAATTCCGGCTCCTCAAATACTCCTCTAATCAATACTTTACTAGTTGTACATGTAGGAGGAAACTTAACATATATAAAGTTCTCTCTAGCAAACCATCTAGGAAACCTACCTGCGTGTCTAGTATAGCTTACTGATTTAAGAGACTGTAAATCTAATTGTGTCCATCTATCCTCAAAGTCTGCTCTACCTACATAAGTTAAGTAATCATGCATATGCCCTTCTATAGGTTTAGGTATAGTAATCTTAGTTCTAAGAATCATATCCTTAGTAACAAAGCCAATACCCTTATCAACTTTCTCTAAATCTAAAGTTAACTCTTGTATAATAAATGGAGATAAAGGTCTACCCTTTTCCATATCCTGTCTAATAAGAAAGGACCTATAGTAATTCAAGATAAATAGTACTTGTCTATCAGAGAGTGGGTTATCATCTGATTGAGAGAACTTGCTTCTAAGTTCTTGAATGGTATATATTATCTTAGATAGTAACATATGTTTTTATACGAAAGTATATAAAAAGAAAGAGGGAAGATTTCTCCTCCCTCTTAAATTTTGAGTTTAAGTTATACCTTAAGAGAATGCATAAGAACCTGAATTTGGTGCTGGAGCCCAAGCATTCCAAGTTTCAAGAAATGAACCTGTATTAGGGGCAGTTGCAACATCATCAAATTGTCCACCTATTTGAAAAGGAGCAGCAATTACAGCAGTTTGTAAAAACTCTGGTTGACTAGATTGCATCATATTATATCCCCATCCAGAAACATAAGACACAGTAACAATACAATAAAAAGTTCCAGGATTAGCATTCAAAGGAAATGTTTCAAAAGGAAATTCTCTGTAATTAATCAAAGGATTAGAGTTAGTGTAAGCTTTTTCTTCAAGATCTCTAATTTGACGATAAGAACCAACTGGATAGATAGGAGCAGTTTTTGCAATAGTAAAAACTGCAGGGTCATTACCTTTAGGAGTAATTACATCAAAATCTACTACTCTAAACTGATCATATCTGTTTTGTTGAGTTTGAGCAATTCCAGTAAATGAAAAAGTAATGGCAGTTGGTTTTGCAGCAAAAGTACCAGCAGCAGTAGCTCCTTGTGTAGTACCTCCAGTAAGAGAAATTCCAGCACCTTGATAAGCTGTATCTAGAACCACAGAAGTAGTAGAAAGAACTTTTTCAATTTGATAAACACCTCCACCAAGACCAACATAATCTCCAGCTACTTTACCATGAGCAGAACCAAAAGTTACTTGTCTTGCTCCAGGAGCAACAGTAGCAGTACCAGCACTTACAATAGAACCAGTAGCAGTTCTTTGAATTTTAACAAGTTGAGAAGGACTACCAGCAGAAGTAAGAGGATTTGCAGAAAATCCTTTAGCAAGATTAGAGGTTAGTTCATGAATATCAGATGCAACACTAGGGCATACATGAGAAGCAATAACTTCTGTATTCTTGTTGTAAGTACCCATCCTCAAATCTTCTTTGATTTGAATACCAAGAGAATAAGTTCCTCCTGCAACTACATTTGTCATACTAACAACAGCAGTAGCAGAAGTTTCAGTAAATGAAGCTTCATTATCATTTACTGCAGTAATATACTTAATATTAGATCTTTTAATTGGTGTAGAAAACACAGGAGTGTTTACACCATTCTTGCTAATACAAGAAGCAATAACTACATCTTTAGTAGTAATGTTAGCAGTGTTTGCTGCTAGTGGAGTAAATGTAGCAGCATCAAGAAGAAGAAGATCTCCAGGAACCATTGCTGAAACACTTGTGGCAACACCAGAAGCATCACCTACGAAAACTTTTAACAAGTCCATTTTTTTAATTTGTTTTTTAGTTTATAAAATTTATTTAATTTACATCTTTAATTTGCACTTTAACTGGTGTCCTCTCAGAACCATATGTTTCAAGTGCGTAGATAACAGCTAGGTTAATAATCCTTTCATGTAGATATTCATCTATATCAGAACTAATAGGCTGAAAGCCGTTGCTACTATTACCTTTATACGAGACTTGTATAGGATTTTTAAGATAAGTTATATTAAAACTATCTAAAGTATACCCATCAGGTGTGTATACATATATCCCACCATCTTTAAAGAAGATAGGAACTTCTGTATCATCTGCTCTCTCAAAAGGATTACTTAATACTTTGTTCTCAGTATCAAGTAGTTGTTTAACTGTTCTTACTACTCCTTTAGTATTACCAATTTGTAAAGTTGCATAAGATTGCAGGTGGTGATAATAATTACTAGGAATACTTACTTTCCATTGATTAGGAAAACTTGTAGGAGTTATAGTTAATACAGGATTAGTAGAAGGTATAGATTGAATTATTATCTGTGAAGACATTGCATCTGATAGTTCTTGAGACTCTTCATAAGAATCATAAAGCTCTATCATTATCTTATTAATGGCTTTATTTAGAAAGACATCAACCACTTCAGGTTGTAAACGTAAAGCACTCTGTGTATCTAGAGTATCTAGTTGTACCTTAAATGCTTGATGCCATTCTATAATATTCATACCTTATACTGTTAACATCTTATCATACGCTTTATTAACAAGATCTTTAAGTTCTTGATTTTTCTTATCTTTTAAGAACTTGTAAATCTCATCAAATGTAAAGCCTAATTGAATACCATTAAACTTATAACCATTAGCATCTTTAATAATGTTTCCTGCAAGGAATAGTTGGTTATACTTATATTTCTCATCTACAGAAGGATCATTAATAAGTGATACTAAAGTATCTGCCTGTGCAGGAGACCCCTCAATATAATCTGTAAGTCTTTCATCAATAGCATTGTCTAGTAGATTAGCAGAACTCTTACCAGTAATAACTGTAAAGTATTTTCTCTTATCTTCCGGAGTAAGGGTGAGATACTTAGCATAAGCTTCAGCTTTATGTCTTCTATTCTCAACTTTTTGTTTAGATACTTCTGCAAGAGAAGATAGTTCTAACATAGCTTGTGCATTGTTAGAGTTATTATAAGCTACAGAAGGATTAACCATCAAGAACTTAATTCTTAACTCATTCCACACCTCATCAATATCAGCTTCTCCTGTCTCAATAATCTTACCTTGATCTTTTCCTTCAGCATCTAAGTTTACCTCATAATCAAACCAAAATCCTGGGTGCATTTCACCAAAGCACTCAATAGGACTATCATACCAAAAATTACTTCTAGCAGAAAAGTAACCCATAGGTTTACCTAGTTTTTCTTCAAAATACTTTTCATCGTCTTTAGATAAACCTGTAATAAAGTTATTAGACATATCTTTATATGCTACTACTCTATATTTAGTTTTATCAAACTGTGTATACTTCTTACCTCCTTTAACAAAACCCCATGAGCTTTTAGGAGAACTTTTTAATCTATATTTCATAATGTTTTAAATCTTTTGTTGTTGCAAATATATGTTGGAATAAGATAGGGAACAGAAAAAGTTTCTGCCCCTATCCTACAACAACATGAGAAAAATTAGACGAATTTACCAATCTTAGCAGGAACCAATTCACCGGCAGAAAGAGGATCTTTCAACAGGATACCAGACCTTCTAATCATGTGAATTTGTGCACCATCAAGAGCAGAGCTAGAAGGAGCAAATCCTTGCTTGTAGTTACCATTGATATCAGTCATACCTTCAATCTGGATTGAACCCATTTGAGCACCTTTCAAGGTTACTTTAACAAGGTTAGCACCATTAGCATTGTTACCAATGTTGAAGATAGTAAAACGAGAGGATTCCAAAGGATATCCAGTAGCAGGGTCAAGTTGTCTGTTAAGAACAATATCATCATATAGAGGACAATGTACTACAGTTACTTCCAGTGCATTAGGGAAAATACAAGTTTTGAATTGAGAACCAAAGCTCATATTCATACCAGAACCTGATACAAACTGACCACCTTCGTAAACTTTGATAGAGAGATTTCTTACTTTCTCTTGAATTGCTCTATCAAACTCAATCATACCTTGTCTACCAGTCATCATTACAAACTTAAAGTCACCACCAGATTGACCATTGGCAATCCAAGAAAGGTTCATTAAGTAATCTTGCAACATATCATAAGAAAGTCTGTTGTAAGTTTGTTTGTTTCTGTTAGAGATTTGTTGTCTCAAACCAGCTCCTTCAATGATAGGTCTACCATTAGGTCCTAGTACATTGCCTTTAGACATAGTACCATACATAAGTGCAATCTCTTCTCTCTTCAAGAGTTGTGCCATAGCTTCCCATTTAGCTTTCTCAATCCAAGAGAAGGTTTTGCTTCCATCAGATTTAGTCAACTCAATAGCAATCTTTTGTTTCATAGCTTCAGCAGAGATAGCATGCTCAATTCTGTGAGTAGTGAAGTAGTTCTCAAATTTAGCAGGTGAGAAGAAATCTACCCATCCACCTCTATCTGACATCTCAGATACTGGAGAATAAGCTCTACTCAATTTAGCACCTACAACAATATCATTAGGATCAAAGTATTGAGCAGGATCAGAGAATTGGAAAGTATACAACCAACCATTACCAGTCTGAATAGGATCAGCAATAATGTTTACAAGAGCACCTGTATCAGTTCTTACTTTATCAATACCAGAGAACCATTTCTCTTCCAAAGTCAATTGTACAGGAGTACAGTTAAGACCTTGATTAGCAACAGTAGAAGTAGGACCAGCAGTAATCTTGATAGTTCTATCATTCATATATGCTACATCCCACTGATAGATATTGCTATCAATTTCCTTCTCTTCAATTCTACCAAGAGCCTCAGTAAGACACTGTAGAGAATGACCATATTGCTTACCCAAAAGGTAAGATACTACCTGTCCAAATTGGAAAGGTTTACGCAGTAACAACTGATCTAGTTTATTACTGTCAGTAAGTGCACCTGAGACCGCCCTAGCATCAATCAGTCTAGGGAGATTACTGGAATTTACATTAACATCCATTTTATTTATTTATTTTTTTAAAGGTTTTACATTTTTTAAATTATGATGTCATCAAAGTCATCAATATTACTATTTCTCTTACTACCTGAGGAACCTGAACGAATATTACTATCCTTCTGGGACTTCAAAGCTTTAGAGAGTTTATCAGCAACATTAGTAGTAGCTCTTCTTTGTAAATCTTCAGAATTGAAGTTTGTGTAATACATAAAAGCCATAACTAACTGTTTCTCATAATCCTGAGCATCTTCCTGTAATCTAGTCATACCATTTTTAGTTGGCTGTGTCATATAATTAAAGAAATCATCTCTAGTTCTTTTATCCATCTTAAAGCCTTGAATCTCTTCAATATTATTGATGGTTTGTCTAAGAGTTACCATTTGTTCTCTGGCAGCTTCTTGCTCATCAACTTTCCTTTGTTCCAAGCCCTCAAGATATTCTTGCATCTGAGCTTTTTGAGAATTAACAAGAGCAGAGTATGCTTCTTGTACTTCATTACCAAAAGATCCATCATCTTTAGAACCCTCAATAAGACGAGTAATTCTATCTTCAGAAAGACCCTTAGCAGTATAGTAATCAATTACTACTTGCTCTTGAGTACCTGCATCAGACATATCTAACTCACTGTAATTTACTTCACCATAAATCTGCATTACATCTTGGATTGAACCTCCGTTTTGTACTACATCATATAGCATAGCAAGGTCTTCATTCTCTTCAAAGAGAGAACCAAGTCTTGCATTTACAGTATCTTCAAGGAGTTCTTGAATACCATCTTCACTAGTATCATACTCCTTGTCCTCATCTGCAAATAAAACTCCTTTTTCTACCAGATCCTCCATAAGAATCTGATAAGCAGTTTTATTTTCATCATCTTCTACCTCTTCATCACTCTCTTCAAAATCCTCATCTGAGTATTCATCCTCATCAAAGTCTTCTTCAAGATTTTCCTCCTCTACAGGTGTCTCTTCAACTGTAGTTTTTTCATTTTCTAGTTCTTCTTCTACAAAGTCTCCAAACATGTTGTTCTAATTTTAAATTGTTATACGTTGTTTATTATACTCTCTAATATTTTTCATTAGATTTTTTATTTTCCAGTTCCATAGAACTTAATTTTTTTAACTTTTTCATCAATTTGCTTTTCTTTATTAGCTGCTCTAGTAGCTGCTGCTTTTTCTTGTTTAGCTTGTTTAGCAGCTAATGCTTCTGCTTCTGCTTTTGATCTTGCTGCTTCTTGTTCTTTTTTAAGAGTATTAGATTCTCTTGTAGCTTTAGCTTTAGCTTTTTTATTAGCTCTTCTTTCTATTGTAACAGGACTTTCAGGAAGCAAAAGTTGAGATTTTCTAGGAGTAGGAGTAATATCTTCTACTGGTCTTCTAGTTCTCTCAGGTGTAAAAGTAATAGGAGCTTTTCTGTTTTCTTTAAATTTTTGTATTGCAGTTGCTTTTTGCTCCTCAGTTTGATTCTTATAAGTAATAAGTTTTTGTTGATTTTTAGTTGCTTCTTTATTAATTACTTTTTCTTGAGCAGCTTTTTTTCTTTCAGGAAGTTGTCTTTTTTCTTTTAGTTTTTCAGTTAAATCTACAACAGGTTTTCTTGCTCTTCTTTGTTCTCCAACTGTTGATATTCCTTTACTTCTAGATGTTTCCATCAAATCTTGATAGAAATCTTCAATAGACTTTCCACTTTTTTTAAGTTTTCCTAAAAACTCTTTTTCAGATAAACCAAAAGTATTCTCAAGTTTCCTAAACGTTCTTCTATTTTCTAAATTAATTTCTTTTTGCCTATCTGATAGTTGTGTTTTTTGATTACCAGCATTAATATCTTTACGATACTCTTGAATTTTTTTAAGCAATGCCGGAGCTTTAAATTCTTCAGAAGCAGCTTCTTTAGCAATTTGAGGAATAGATTTAATGTTTACTCTTTCTCCATATTGTAAAGAAGGTTTTTCTTTTTTAGCAAATTCTTTTTGATTAAATGTGCTAGGTTCAGGTTTTACAGGAGGTTTAGCTTTTTTATTACGAGTTTTATTTATTTCAAACTTAGCAAAATCCTCTTTGTATTTTTTAAGATTATTTGCATCAGCATCAGCATCAGCTTTTATTGCACTTTTTTTATCATTATAATAAGCTTTACTAGCTTTTTTAGATTCCACTAAAGTTTCTTTTCTTTTAGCCATATCTTCTATAACATCATCAACTTGTTTCATAGTTCTTGATGCTGTTTTATATGGAATTCTAACTGAAGCTCCTCCTGCTTTACCAGCAGCTTGATCTAAAAGAAATTGACCTAATGCTTTTCCGTAAGAAATATCTCCTGTTTTAGTATCTATATTTTTCCTAACACTTTCTGTAGCAGATACAAGAGGAGATGCATATTTAATTAAGTTACCTACAGCTTTAGAAACTGATTTAAGTTTTCCAGGACCACTTTCACCATAAGATCTAAGTCCTGCTCCTAAAGCACCAACAGCTCCTGATACAGCAGCTTGTTTACCTGTACTTACACCTTTAGTTTGTTTTGGTTTATTTTTATCTTCAGAAGTATTTGTATTTTCATTAGATTTTGCAGAAGCACTTTGTCCTTTAGCTTTAGCACCTAATGTAGAATCTGCAAGATCATCCATTGTAATTTCAAAAGAAGATCCTGTATCTGGTAAAACTTTAGTTTTTTTATTACCTTGTTGATACTTAATTAAGTTAGTACCTTTCTTATAAGGTTTGGCATTAGGGTCTGGTTTTTTCATAAGTAAAGGCATTAAGCTTCCAGCAGCTGAAGTTATTGCACTTCCATTACTTCCCATAAAAGCACTTGCTTTATCACTAAATGTAGTAGGTACTGCATCAGCACCTGCTTGATATTTTTTAATACCTTTCTTATTCATATCTATTAAAGGTTTTGCATAATTTTATACTGTGCATTAGATAAAGACTTATGAATCTCTGCAAATACAGGATTCAATTGTTCTCCATACATAGTTCTAAAGATAGAAGCTAACTCTGCAAGTTTAGCTACAATTTCTTCTTTATTAAAAGAAGGTTTAACTTCTACAGGAATTTCTACTACAGGTACTACTTCTTCTACTACAGGAGTTACAGTTTCTACTACCTGTTCTACTTCCTCTTTCTTTACTGAGTTAGGCATATTTTATGTTTTTAATTTTATACGTTATTTACTTTTAGGTTTATATTTAAGAGCTTTCTTCTTAATAGCTATCTCTTCTTTCTTAAGTGCAAGCTTTTGTTGTTCTAACCTCATATTATCAGCATGAACTTTATTCTGTTGAGCATTCTCCTTAGCTTGCATTTCTTGTTGAACTTGCATCTTAGTTTTCTCAAGTTCCATTTTTTGTTGTTTTTCAACCTGCTCAAACTGTTGTTTAGATTGTTGTAGGGCAACTTTAGTTTGTTCCATTACATCAGGAATCATATTTTGATTAATGTCTGGATTACTCATACCAATGTTACCAAGTGCTCTAATCTCAGCTTCTCTAAGTCTAGCTTCTCTATCAAGTTGTTTTTGAGCTTCTTCTCTATCCATTCTTTCTCTAGCAATTCTTTCATTACTCTCAATCTGTTGTTGTTGAGTAGCAGATTGTTGTTCCTGCATCTTCATCTTTCTTTCCTCAGATTGCTTAATAGAAGATTCTACTTCAGAGATAGAGTTAGATTTTAGTAGAGTAACAAAGTTAGAGAACTGTAAAGTACCAGAGGAAATACCTTCCTTAGCAAGACCCTTAAGTTGTTCAAGAACAGAATTATCTTTAATACTATCAGATACATATAATCCAAAGTCTGTATTAAGTAATGATTTGGTATTTAATACTGTTCTAGAGAACTCATCAAACACTAACTTGCCTTGTTCATTATTAGCATAAGCTATTTTAGCTATTTCTAAGAGATGTTCTAGTACTTTCTCCTTAACCATAGAGTGCTCATGAAAGTATATCTCAGTTAAGGCATTGCTTTGTACTACAGATCTTTCTACACCTCCTACAGTCTCAGAAGAATTAATTTGTCCCTTTCTTTGTCTAGAGATACCAGTAATATTCTCTACTGCTTCCTCAATTTTATTAAGCATTGAGAAGTAACCTTGTATAGAGTTAGAGAGAGACATATCTATACCAGTAAACTGGTTAAATTTAGATACAGAGCTTGGATCTCCTTCTCTACCTTCTTCTGCTGAGTTTACAAATGCAATACCCAGAGTATCAAAGTAATACATCCATTGCTCTACTGTCCATCCTTTACTCTTTGGTATCTGAGCAATATCCATTACAAACTTCTTACCCTTTGCCTTAGCAAACTCTAACTCTAGTCTGTACCAGATAATGTTATATAAGTATTGATAAGGTTTAATAAGATCTACAAGAGACGTAGGCTTACTATTAATGTTATTAAATATTCTACCAATAAAAGGTAGTTTACATTTATAAGGATTATCTACAGTATTAAACTGATAGGGGCTTTCATAAGCAAAGAATATTGTTGGTCCAATTTGTACTCCAATCCATGTTCTAGGAATCCAATTCCACTCTACCTTCATTTGCCCCCTTAAGTCTGCAGGAATCTTAAAGTTTTCATCAACTATTTTTGTTTGTGGTTGTCCTTTTTCATCAACATATGTAAGAGTTCCAATCTTCTTTTCACTTTTCCATGTAACAAGTTGCATAAGAATTTTAGTACCAGTATAGTTATAATGTGGATAAGTAGTAGTAATAACTTCTGGAGATTGTCCATAAGAAGCAGTAGCATTAAAGATTTCTGCACTCCTTAAGTTCTCCTTATCCTTATCAGTAAGACGGTCTCCAAACCAATCTAGTATTTGTCCTCTATCTAACCACATTCTACCTACTGCCCAATCACAATCCTCAATAAAGAGTGAGTCTTGATTTTTATCACACTCAAAGTGTATTGGATTCCAAGGAATTAAGGTAGGTTCATTATTAAAGATACCTGCATAATATACTTCTTCTGCACAAGTAAGTGCATTTTGAAAACCTCTAACAAAATGATTCTTAAGTTTAAGAGCTTTCTCTAAATGGTTAAGTATCTTATTAGCAGTAATTTCTACATTATTAGTATAATTATTAGTAAAGTATTTTTCTACTTCTTCAGGAGTTTCTGCTTCAGTTTTTTCTCCAAGAGCATTTTTAAGTATAGCAAGATAAGAATACTCTAATGCTTCTTTTTTCTCATTAAGATATTGATTAAAACCTTCTCCTGCAGTAGAGACCACTTTGTATGTAAAAGGTCTCTTAAGTTCTTCACCAACCAGTTGTAGAACAGAAGAGCGCACAATATTATAATCTTGGAAATTAGCTGGAAGATTCCCAATACTATCATGTATATCAACACCATAAGGCTTAGTAACATAAGAGAAATCTTCAATATTAACAATTGAGTTAAAGAGATCATAGTTAATTTGTTTAGCTTCTCTAGAAGTTCTACTTCCTGAGAGATTAGAGTATGCTCTACCTACAAGTGCTATAATACATTTCTTTTGCCAATCTAAGGTATTCTTAGTTGCTTGGGGAACCCTTTGTTCTGGAAGAGGTGGAATCATTAGTTACTAAATAATTTGGATGAGAAGAAATCCCTACCATTCCTCTTATACGAGTCTTTAAAAGCAGGTTGTATTCTAGTTAATTCTATACTTCTAATAAGAGCTAGAGAGAATGAGATAAATCTATCAAAGTTACCTCTACTATTATAAGTTATAAGTTCCTGTAGTAAGCCTACACTCTTAATCTTATAAACATTACTCTTACCATCTTCATACTCCTCTCTTAACCAGTTATTTACATAAGTGATAAGTTCATTTTTAACAGAGGAATACGAATTGCCGACAACTCTGATCCCATAGGTATTTGTGTGTTGGTTAGAAGCAGCTTTGACAATACTTGGGGTTCTGGACAATAAATGCAATTTATGTTTATTCTCACAGTGGGTTTTAAAGTTGTTGATGTTATTTTCATATAGACAGCTTGCATTATAGTACTCAATTAAGAGTATACATTGATCATAAAACTCTTTAAAGTTCTGTGGTCTACCTGTATACTCAGCAACTGGAAGATCATGAGTTTCCTCACCTATAGCATACCTCTTAAAGATAAATAGTGAGCCTAAAGAATCACTATAATTAGCTTCATCAGTAGCATATGGATCTAATCCTCCAGTATATAAATTATACGAGACACCTATAGTTGGTTTCTCCCATATCTGTATACAACCACTCTTATCTAAGGTCTTATCTCTATACTCAAGTGGTCTTAAGGAGAGATCTGGTACAAACTCTGGATTACCATTACTATCATAAGACATTCTACCACAGATACCTTTATACTCATCTTTAGTCATACATAACCCTAACTGTCTTCTTAGATCTTCTGTAGGAAATACATTATTAGAGATAATTTGAAAAGCCTCAGAAGGTGACCAAGCATACTCAGTAGTATGTCTTAAATACTCATCAGGACTCTTTGCTTTAGCTTTCTTATTCTCCCTAAGTTTAGATAAGAGTTCTTTAGCTTTAGGTATATCTGAGTTACCATTCTTATCATAAGCTCCCTCATAGTTCTGATACATAGGAAAGAAGAAACCTGCACTCTTATCTCTTAATCCATCCTCATCCCATACATTCTCAAAGGGCATCATATTATAATTATCAGGATTATAATACATTTCTGCAAAGTCAATAGTACCAGCATCCATATCACCACCAGTACCAAAGACAATCATCATACCTGTATAATAATCACCAGCCTTAATAGAAGGTTCCATAGCATAGTAACTCTCATTCCAATTAATGAAAGTACCAGCTTCTTCTACAATAATTTTACTAGCATCAGCACCCCTTGCAGCATCAGGATTATTCATAAAGGATACACAAGTAATAGAACTTTGATGCCCTTTAGCTAACTCTGTACCATCATCAGTATACTCTATATAACCACTCTTAATTCTACCATCAGCTACTTTATTAACAAGCCTGCTTCTCTTAAAAGCAGGACAATTAGTATTGAGGTGATTGAGCATATCCATAACCTTAGTAAAGATACCAATCTCTGAGAATAGATACTTCTTATCATAAGCAGCAACTAGAGTAAGAGATTTCTTAATAAAGGTATATTCCCATGCAATAGTAGCAGCATTCTTATAAGAAAAACCTCTTCTTCTTGCCTTACCTACTATCATACTCTTACCTCCCTCTGTCCAGAGTACTTTATTATTTAGATGCAAAGATGGAAGAAGAGCTGGATCTATACCATTCTCTGCTATCTCTAAGAACCAGAAGTACTCATAATCACCATCCCAAAAGTCAGGAAGTAAGAAACCCTTAGATACCTTTCTCTTACCTCTGTTATCATCAGTTAAGTTTACCTTATTAATGAGGCAATAGTTTAAATAAAAGTAATGTTTACCAGTAATCTTAGCACCAGAGACTTCATAACCTTCCATACACCTAGTATATTCCTGATCCCAGAATCTATCAAATTCTAGAGTTCCAGGAAGAGCATCAGTATATCTACCAGTAGTAATAAAGTTATTACCTGCCTCTCTAAAAGGTTCAGTGTTTATCCATATACCATTTTTTGAACGTATACTGTTACTTATCATTTTTAATTAAATGAATTGCTGATTTTTTTATATGATTAATATAATCATTATAACTCATACTTCTTTTTGCATAATTACAAATACTACAACAAGGAAGAACATTTTTTTCAATATACCCTACTTTAGAATCTTTTCTATCTAATCCATTAAATATATATCCTGTAGTTTTTTTACTACTACTATCATAACTTATTTTACAAGGAGCTTCACCACAATAATGACAATTTGATTTTGTTAATTCTCTAAATTTTTCTACAGTAATATTAAATTGAAAGTTTCGTCTATTAGCACTTCTTACATAATCATTATATAATATATTAAAACCAGATTCTCCATCATTAAGTTTATTAGTCCCTGCAAATTTTTTACCAAATTCTTCTCTGTGTTCTTTTAATTTACAACCACAAGATTTAGCATTACTATTTAAATAACTACTAGGTACAATAAATTCTTTATTACAATTTAAACAAATTGCATTCCATTTATATATATTTTGAGTTTTTCCTTTATTTGTATAATTTTTTACAATAGAATGTAGTGATATAACTTTAACATTATTTAAAGTTACACCTGTCCAATCTTTAGGAATATTGTTTACATTACCTATATTTTTTTTCCTCATCTTATTGTTCCCATTTATTAATTTTTGCTCCTGCTCTAACCTTATTTTGTGCTACATTCTCAGATTCTACCTTCTCTTTTAAGCCTTCTAGTGTAGTAATTACTTGTAAAGTATTCTTAAGTGCATCAGTAACCTCCTTAACTCTATAAACAGGATTACCTTTAGCGTCTAAGAGTGCATAATTTACATTTCTAAAGTAAGCTCTAGTCTGATTGGCAGCATGAATAGCATCTTGTAGATACCTCATATTAAAAGTGTAATTCAAATCTTTATATTTCTCAATAGCATCCTTAAGTTCTTGAGTTAGAGCCATATTTAAATCCTTATTTAAGGCTGCTATCTTCTGTTCCTCATCATAAGCTCTATAAGGAGAGTTATAATCAGCAAAAAGATATACATACTTAAAGGCTTGTATACCATTATCCTTCTTATTCTTCTCATACAATGCTTTAAACTCCGGAACTAAGAGGCAAGCCTCATGTAAGGTTACAGTAGCACTATTTATATCTATTAATTTCATCTTTTAGTTGTAAATATTTCTTATAAGTGTCTCTTTTAGAGAGTTTTCTAATAAAAGTCCCAAGGTATCTTATAGTTATCTTAGGACTTCTATCCTTCATCTGTTTAGAGGTAGCTAAAAAAGCAAACTTAATCACAGTATTAACATCCTTGTACGGAAGTTGTAGATTATCAGCAACTTCCTTAATAATAAGGTTAAGCTTCACTAAAAATAAATTTAATATCTGCTAAGTAAATACCATTCTTAAAGCCAGAAGTAGTAAGGAGTCCTTTCTTTTTCAAAGAAGTCTTAATATTATTATAAGAAGCATCTTTTAAGAAGAGTTTATCCTTAATTCTCTTATTAGTCTTAGGAGAGTTGAGTAATTCCCATGCAATCTCAGGTGTACTTTGTTCCTGAAAGGTTTCATACTCCCTTAATAACTCAGCAGCTACCTTTATCTCTGTCTCAGTAAGGTTAAAATTAAGAGACATAACCTTCATATAGTTGTGATAAGAATCACCCTTCACTGCTATTAATCTCTGTTTTTCCATTACTAAAAGGGATTTCTAATTGAAGGGAGTTAAGTTCTTTACTAAGTTGTTTCTCTTCAGCATCATTAATAAGAAGCATTATCTCCTCAGGAGTTTCTAAGAAGTTAAACATAATATCCTCAGTTAAGCCTTGCATAATAGTAAACTTATGAGAAATAAGAGGAGATGACTGATCTCCTATAAGAATAAATGGAGGTAAGGTATTAAAAGCAAATACTATATCCTTATAAGATAAACTTTCACCCTCAATAACATCTTCTCCAGCCTCTCTCAACATATCAGCAATATCATGTGTAATAGCTTTGCCTTTAGAATCTTTAAGAGAATCTTCAAATACAAGTAGTTTTAATTTTATTTGTTTCATAATATTAATTATTTTTAATTCTTTCCATCTCAAACCCTAACCAAAATCTAGCTTCACATAAGTTATTATATGAGGAAGTAGTAGCAATACTAGCAATATAACTAACAGTGTGAGTTTCACTTTTAAAAAGCATTACTTCTTTAACTAGTTTTTCAATCTCAGTTCTTAACCAATCTACCTTCTCAATGTGAGATATTTGAAGTATTCCTGTACTCCAATTATCAGGAGCTAATGGAAAATCTGTAGTTTCTTTAGCTACATCCTGTGTAGGTACAATATCTTCTTTAGTTTTATATCCTGAGCCATAAGGATTTTCATTTCCTAATTCTCCTAATACTTTACCCAACCAAGCTTTAGCTAAGTATAATGAATCTACAGCTTTATTAATTTCTTGTGAATTATCCATGTAAACATAATACTCATTAGGATTTACCCATTTTGAAGTAGACACTGGTTTTAACTCTTTAGTTAATTGAGCTAAAGCATCAATCTTAATTCTTAAATTTTTTATTTGTTCTTTCATAAAATTATATTATACTTGCAAATATAAGAGAATAAATTTTATGAATAGACAATACAGGAGAAAATTAGAAAAAGAAAGAGAGAAGGAGTATAAACTTTTCTTAAAGAAGAATAAAACTTTCTTAGATAGTATTAAGGGAGAAGAGGGAACACAACAAACTATGCAAAAAATTAAAGCATTACTAGATCATTATGGGAAACAAGAACAGACCTTGGAAGGAGGACAAGAAGCTCTCCAAGAAGATCAAGAAAGAATTGGAGCATAAAGAAATAAAAAATTTAATAAAAGAAGAGAAGTATAAAGCTCTAGGTTACAGTAAGGTAAGTAAAAAAGAAGATTATGAGTGATAAAAACTTAAAAAAAGAATTAGATGTTTTATTTGATAATTATACTCAATTTATTAAAGATAGAATTGTAGAAAAATATTATTCTGGTTATACTATTTTTTGTATTATTAAAGGAAATTGGGCTGTACAAGGAATATCAAAAAATCAATATACTTTAGCTTCTTATACCTTGGTAAAAAATAAGTATTTAATAAATAAGTTTTCATTAGAATGTAATTTTAAAAATTTAGAAAAAGAAGATAATAGTTTAGAATTAAATAAATAAAAATATTTCTTAAAAAGTAGAACTAATGTCAAGAATTCCTCGTATAATTAATTAAATAACTTAATTATAAATTTAAGTATTAAGCATATCCCTATTCTTAAGAATTAAGACTGACTCTGTAACATACAGAGCAAGATACCCTAGTTAAGCTAGGGTTTTTCTTTTTAAGATATATTAAGTTGTTTGAGGATAACTCTTAACTCAGATATGTTTTTAATATTTCCTTGAAAGTAAACTTTACCTGTTTGTGAGTAGATAAATATTAATTGTTTTTCATCTAAATCTATAAACCAATTACTCTTTTCATAACTATCATAGCCTATTTGAGTAAATCCTAAAGATTTTATATCTGAGGAATCTAAGTATTTAACTCTTATTCTATTAGTTTGTAAAATGTATTCTGTTTCTTCTAAAGAATGTTGAGTACTAACAATCAATTTAGTCCACTCATTTTTTCCATACAATCCTCTATCTTCATACTCAAATCCTACATGAAACTCTTCTATTGTAGGTGTATAATATTTATTTTCCATTTGTTATTTAAAAAGTTAAAGATAGGTATTTTTCTTTTATATCTTTGCACTTCATAAATGATCCTAGCAATAGGAGATTTTCATGTTTTTGTTTTTTTAATCATAGATACCTCTTAAGTCATACTTGAGAGGTATTTTTTTATAATTTTTTTTAAAATTTTTTATTTTAAAGTTTTTAAAGTTTATGAGGGTTTGATAGCCACAACAAAAGTCCCCCACTTTCCTAATTATACCGTTATACCGGTTCACACATGAAAACAAAGTATGAAATCATTCACGCTAAACCTGGTAAGGATTATCAGGGAGTAGCAAAGTTTAATGTTAAGATCAGAGGTATTTTTGTAGATGCAGTTTTAGGACTACAAACACAGAAAACCTACTACTTCACATCCTACAAAGAATTTGTAGCTGGTGAGACAATTGAGATTGATGTTAAGGACTATGAC